TCTTTACATAACTATGTCCTTCGGGTTCGATAGTTAATGAAGGTCATTAAAGAGGGGGGCTTCGGTCCCCCTTTTTTAGTGTAATTATTTATTTTAATTATGACTACGTTTACACCAGTTGCACTTACATCTGACGATAGGCTTCCCTTCGGTCCTTTCTTTGAATCAGAAGAGGCTGCCTGGAAATGGCTGCACCTTGCAGACATGGATGAGTATCTAGTTCCAGCAGATATAAAATCCTTCGATGTAGAGCAACAAACCTAAGAGAGGGGGCTTTGATCCCCCTTTTTTAGTGTGAAATAGGCATAAACAAGGTATTTATACCCGTTTTCCCCTATTTTCCCTCCTTTTTAACCGTTCCCGCTCCTTATATGGGACGGGGCCGTCAGAAGATGAGTCGCCTTACAAGGTCTTGTACTCCGGCAGAGCTTGTGGAAAACTGAATTACTCAGTCTAGAAGACACTTCTTTAACTTATATAAGTATATCTAGGGTTATTAACCCGCATAGTATTTAGACCTAAACATGTCTTTAAACTGTGTGTTTTCACTGAGATGGTGTAGGAGAGGTTCGATTCCGCTCCCTCGGTATTTATAGACCTAAGTATGTCTTTAAACTATTTCGTCAGCTCCCAGCGGAGATGAGCACCGCACTCATGGAGGTTATCCATGTTTTATGTGGATTTCTACGTCGACCGCGGTGGACGTATGTGTCCTGACACTAGGGAATTTAATTCTCTAGTGGAAGCTGAGTCCTTTGCTAAGGATTCGGGTGGTGAAGTCTGTTCAGATTTCCCACACGATGAATTAGCAGAGTTCCAAGCTTCACTGAGCTAGCAATAGCTCAAGACCTAAGCATGTCTTTAAACTGCTAAATGCTTCATTTATTCGTCCGTCGAGCTGTCCCTGACGTTAAACATAGCTTTCTTTATATCTATCATTCGCGTCAAGCTGGACGTTAAACGTAGCCTTCCTGTCTAACCAGCAGGTCGGAAATGTGTGAGTGGTCCTCACCAGAGCCAGGTAACGCCTGGTGGCTAAATATGCAGAGTCGTTCTCTGCCTTCTACCTAACCAAGTAGTCGTAAATGTTGCGAGATGGTTCCTCGTGGCTGGCCTGTCTGCAGCAGGTCAGTCTATACAGTCCACATCCTCTCTTAGCACCAACAGGTGTCGTCTATCGAGACGATAAATCGAGCCGAGATGATGGAACACATTTTATATGTGTTGGAGAGGTTCAATTCCTCACCCTCGGTTTTGACCTGAATATGTCTTAAAACTATTCGTTATCCTTTGCACTTTCTACCATGAAAGGTAATCAAGCTGTCTTACTCCTCGGCACTGGACTTGTTGCTGGTACTGGAGTCTTGAGTTTCCTTGGTGCTACCACCGATGAGAAATCTAAGCTACGTACCGCAATAAGAGCTAAGACCGACGAAGCAAGAGTTCAACTTGCTGAGTGGATAAGACCTGATGCAATAGAGGTAACTAAATCTACAACTAAAGCGAAAGCTACTAGAAAGCCTCGCGCTGCCAAGAAAGTAGAACCCAAGAAACTTGAGGTTGTACCTTCTCCTGTCAGCAAAGTCGAAGTTGATGTAAGTGATTTCGTTGAATTTGTAGAGACCAAGTGATCTCTGTACTTAGTCCTTCCTCCCTTCTTGGGAGGTGGATTTCCTACAGGGTTCTTCCCTGTGTCCTTCGCACTTACCACCATGTGGGCTTCTTTTCAATATCAAAAGAACATTCATGATGCTTATCTCGTGAATGTACATGGTGATATGGCTGAACTATTGCATGTTGATCCTGCTAATGGTTGCAGTCGTTACACCATGTTGAGTGCTCCAATCGCAGTGATTCGGAAGTCTGTAAAGAGTTTAATAGACAACAAAGGCTACAAGAAATGCGAGAGCATTGATTTAAGTCTTAGAGGTCTAGTTAACAACTAAGCAGACAAGATTTAGACCAGGAGTTATATCTTCTGGTCTTTATTTTTTCTTAATCATTCGTATTAACACTATGGACTACCACACAAAAGCCTTTCTTGCGACTTGTACTTTCATATTAACTGTTGGAATTACTTATCCTTTAGTGACAATTACTTCCTTCAATTACTTTTCGAGAATGCAATGTCTCACTCAAGACTGGTCTCCAGAACAACATGATAGGCACATGAGGTTCTGCCAAGAGAAAGGTTACTCAACTAACTGACTCTCTCCCTCTGCCTTTTCTTAGGCAGACTGAGGGATTCATTCCCTTGTCCTTTGCATTATTACAATGCCACGTATTCAACCTTGGACTTATCCTTTAAGCCCAGAATTTGATCGTGTTGCTTATCTACCAGGTAGGCAATTACACGCTCTTGAATATCAAGTTCAGATGATTGATTCTGAAGGTAATCCTTACTGGAAGACAGAAGATGTTTCTACTGTTGTTCCAGATACATCTGTTAAAGAATTTCTTGAACAGATGAGAGATTGCTATGAAAAACATTCATGCACTAAAGCTGCCATGTCATAAGCATGAGCTGGGGGATCAAATCCCCTGGCATGGCATTGACCTGAATAAGTCACAAAACTATTCCTTTGTACACCTTATGGAGTTTATCCATGAATCCTACCAACTTCGGTGGTATCACAGGCACTATCGTCTCTCGTATTGCTCAGAGGAATCCTAAAGGTTCCTTTACAGTAACAGAGTTTCGAGTGAAGCCTGTTGGCAGTTCTGATGAAGATTCTGCCATACCTCTTACCGCGTACAACGGTATTGGTAACAACATCCTTAGTCGCTACAACCAAGGCGACACTATCTCTGTAACTTATAGGCTTCTTTATAAGACTTGGGAAACAGAGAATGGTGAGCGTCGCAGTCGTATGGAGGTTGTCTTAACTGACAGTCCTATAACCGTAAGACTTGGTGAAGCCAGCCGAGCACAACGTGTTGAAGCTGAAAGCAACAAGGAAGTTGTAGCTACTTCTTAGTAGTGAGTTGAGTCTAGTGACCTTGGGGAGGTGCAATTCCTCCCTCAACTTTTGACCTGAGTACGTCTTTAAAAGGCTCTTGTCCCTTGCACTAGATTTATGTCTAGACGTAACACCTCTAAGAGAGCTAGAAGACAAGCTTCTTCTATGCCAATCGTGGCTATGGAAACTAATGTCACTACTGAAGTTCCTACAGCTACCGAACAGTTAGAAATTAACTCAGAGGTTGCTGAAGTTATCGAAGATGATGTTAGTAACATGACTCCTGCTCAGTTAAATTTACTTGCTGAGTACAAGAGAGGTTCTAAAGAGTCTTTTTATAAATCATTCAAAACAATCTCCTCTACCATAATAGAAAGAGAACAAGCACTAGCTTCGCAAGCTGCTGAGTTATCTATGGCTTATTCTACGAATGAGCGTTTAAATCTATTGATGGAAGAACAGAAAGTAATGACTGATCAAGAGAAGGCAACTTTAGAAGCCAAGATTACCAGCTTAGAAGAGCACATCTCTTCTCTCAAAGAAGGTACTCCACAGATGATTCCTTTGTTTGGTAAGTCTCGTCTTAGCTATGAAAGTGATTTCAGGTTAAGAACTGATGAACATACCAAAGAATGGAATAACTTAATGGAGGACGGCAAGAAACTTTATGCATATGTTGCACCTAAAGTTTCCAAATTTATAGAGGATACTAAAGTTAAGCTTCAGACTCTGGAGATTAGCTAGTTCTCTATAACAATAAGGCCAGAGGAGGTAAAACTTCTCTGGTTTTTTTATGTTGTCTTAATCATTCCAATATGTTAAAGATACTTGATGATTGCACTGAATCGATTAGATTCTCTGCAGTCTTCTCTGACTGCATTTTATTCTGATGACTACAGCAAAGTTAACATTAAGAGCATTCATGGAATCATCGTCTATAATTTTAACGCTCGCGTTATTTACCTTATATATAGGAAATTAATTCATGCTTCCAATTACAACAGCACATCAACCAACAATTCATTGGGATGACTATGAACTTGACGCTACAATAGGTTTCTTAAAAATTGTTAATCCAGGTACAATTTGTACTCACAATATGATTAAAGAACATGCAACTAAGTATTTAACGCAAGTTAAGCATTCTGTACAAGTTCCTGTTGAAGGTTGTTATATTTCTCTCTTTTTAAACCATAATGATAGTGGCTATGATATTGATTTTGAATATTATGCCAAAGTATCTATCAATCCTTTACTTGCTCGTAATTATATGGAGCAAAGAGAAGATAAGTATAAGAAAATTATTTGTTATCAGGATGATGAACGAATTGATTGCACAACCCTACAAGAGGAGGTTACCTAATGGCTAATTATTATCCATTAACATTCTATAACTCTAGAGAAGTCAATAAAGAATTAGATAAGAAAATTGCTCTCACTATTAAGAAACGTTGTAAAGAGGATGAAGGCAAATGGTCATGTAAGTTTGATAACATGACAACTCATTTTTACTTTAAGAATGGACATGTATGCCAACACTTTGCTCGCATAATGAGTGATAGATACATAACTAAAGCTCATGTTTATAAAGAAGGTAAATTAAAACACGAATATAAAGTCCTAATAAAATCTTAGAGATATATTAAATGACAATAGATCTCTGGTTTCCTACTGCTATATATACTGAATACTTAAACCCTTCTGATGAAGAGCGTCAAGGAATGCTCGACTATGTAGAAGAGTTTATTAAAAGTAATGAAAGTATGTACAGCATAACGGGAGATACTGTTAATGCTTTTCAAATCTCTAAAGATAAAGAGTTTACCTGGTTAAATAAAGAGATTGCTAAACATTGTTATCAGTATCTAAAAGAATTTGGTATTAATATCAATACTCTTGATCTCTTTGCATCAAAATCTTGGCCTGTAGTTTGTGATCCTACTCAAAGAACAGCAATAGATGTCAATACTATTGAGAAACATACTCATCCGAATTCACATTTAAGTGTGGTCTTTTATTTACAAACAGATCCCAATGAAAATACAGGAGGTGAATTAAAATTACATGCTTCACCGACTCATCCTATACGTTATATCCCACTAGCTCCGCATCTTGAAGAACAATTATATTTATCATATGATTCAGGAGAATATACTCCTGTTACAAATCAACTAATTATTTTTCCTTCCAGTGTAGAACATGAAGTTAATTTGTATCGTGGATCAATAAATAGATATTCAATTATCTATGACATTATTGTGACAGGTAAAGCAAACCTAGAAATGGATAATGAAATGTGTATAATTAATCCAGATCAATGGATTCCTTTAACATGTCAGAGCTAGGTCTTGACGCAACACAAGAGACAAAAATTACTGTCATGCAACTCAAGATTGAACGTCTTGAAGAAAAGCAAGAAGAATTAAGAGAACGTTTAAAAGTGGTAGAGAAATGGGTGATAGGTGCTGCAGCAGTACTAGCAGCTGGTGTCACTCTTATTGGTTTCGCTACCAACATCTCTAAGGCTTATCTTTAATGCTTTCTACTCCGCTATTTGAAAGTTTAATGTTAGTCCTAGGATTAATCTGGCTTTGGATTTTAATCCTAGGAAATGATGATGATAATGATAGTGGCTATGGCTATTAATCATTTACATTGACAGTAACAGATGTATGAGCCTCTGTTTTGTTAGCTTTAATTTCTAAGATTCCATCTTTGTAATTAGCTTCAAGTTTATCTCTATCTAAATTATTAGAGAAGGTAAACATTCTTTTCCAAGATTCATAACGAAACTCATTAACTACTTTTGTTACTTTCTTTGGATCATCTATAATCTTTCGATTAGCTGTGACAATTAAAGTACGATCTGTAGCTTTAATATCTATAGATTCCTTATCAGCTCCAGGTAATTCCAATCTGATTATGTATAAGTCTTGATCTTCTAAGATTTCAGCAGAAGGAATACCTGCAACAGTAGAAAACTGTTGTTCAAGTCTGTCAAGCATATCAAAGGCTGACTGATACGGAAGAGTAATCATTGTCTTCAGTTTTTTAGAGTTCATAATACATTCTTACTTGATTTATAACATTTTAAAACGAGGAGAACCGAAGTAAGAGCTTCGGTATCCACGATTCGCTATAGTTGTTACACCTAAAAGGGAGTGACAACCGAATAGTCCTGAAGAATGACTTTAAAAGTCTTATTAATCCTTTGCTATTTAATTATGACTTACGATCCTATTGGCGGTAATCTTGGCAGTACTGATCCAGTAAGAATTGAATCTAGCAATAGATCAGCTCTTGGACAACTTACTGTTCATGCATTTAGATTAGCAGCCTCTAAAGTTTTTCATATCATTGGTAACAAGTCTACTACTCAAGTAGATAGTTATCGTGTAGGTGAAGCAGATGTCTTTAACATCTGGGATTAATTATGACTAGTTTTATTGTTTGGATATGTGTAGTTATCTTGCTATATATATTCCTTAAAAATACAATTAATCATCCTTAATAGTGAGTGGCATCCCTACATCCATTTCTGGTTAGGAGGTGTAAGTCCACTACTATTCCTTTGCTATCACACCAATGAATTCTGAAGAGATGTTACGAATGCGAGAAGGTATGGCTACCTTTGGTGGCTCCTTTGTTAAAGCGTTATCTCAAACACTTGCTTATGCAAGTTCAGAAAATAAAGAACGCATTATAAAAGCGTTCCCAGAATATACAGTTGAACGTTATGGTCCAGGTACTCCTTTTTATACAGATGTTTTATCTCAATTAGAAAGAGAACATGAAGTTAAAACTCCTGTTACTTCTTACGAAACTGAGATAAAGAATACTGCTTATAAAATGGCCAAGGACTTAGTAAAATGACTTCAACTGTGTGTAGCTCTTACTTTAAAGACTATGAACAAGATCTAAATTTCATAGCAGCTGACGCTGTTGAAGAACAGCGAAGGTTGATGATGGAAACTGATCCAGAAGATTGGACAGGTGTTGAAGAAACTTTTTCTAAACGACCTGAAGATTTTTTGATCGGTAGACTTGATGAATTGTAATCTTTAAATAAACGCGATGGAATTATTTTCTGTCGCGTTTTTCTATAAACCTTATGTCTGACCTTTTAATGTTCTCTGTTATTTGTACACCACAACATCATGCCTTTGAAGAAGGAGGTGATCTTTGGTGCTTTGATTACACATTTGAAGATAGTTCTCTTATAAAAGATGAACCATTAATGCCAGCAGCTACTAAATTAATTAATAAATTACTTGAACGTAAATATAAAGATCAATCTGTATCTAAAATTGAAGTAATCTTTAGTAGTAAGAAATGGTCTGGTGATAAGAATGATCTGACTCTTTACTATGTAAGAGCAGAAGATGATGGCAGTATCTATTTTCCAGTAGATATTCCAGATGATATAGAAGATCCTGAAGATCTAGAAATGGAAATCTGGTTATGTCCTGTCTTTGATCAATTCTTTCCTGAAGAAAGACCAGAAAAACTTTATGTTACCATCAACAAAGTAGAGGATAACTATGGAAGCAGCCACTGATGCTTGGAATTCAATGAGTTATTTAGAGGGCTTCCTCTTTACTCTTTGGATTGTTGCTCTTTACTGGGGTAAGAAACGAATCGATTTACATTTCGATAGAAAAATGTATCATCGTTCTCCTGCTAATAAAGTAGCGACAACTTCTACTTCAACGATTAAGAATCCTGTTAAAAAATCTAAGTGGTTTTAAACTTCTTTAGATAAAAATGCAGCAAGATTAGAAGGTATAGGACCTCCTAAAAGTTCTATTCCTTGTGTTCGTCCTGAAGGTAAAATTAAACTATGTTGCATACCTGTAGGATCTAATGGACCCATGGCACGACCATGTGGTAAATAATCTGATGAATAAAGCTTAGCTCTGCTTAATGTAGTTGGATCATTTTGTAACCAAACAGTTTTACCTGGATTTAAATGTTGAACAACAGGTACGATTTTATTATGAAATGCATCTTCTACTGCTCTAGTAATTTTTGAAGTATCAGCTCTACCAAATCCACCAGGTGGTCCTTCCATTGGTTTATATCCTAATGAAGGATGCCAATCAAAATCAACTGCTGCAATACCTTTAAGATTTCTTCCTAGATTCTGTAATCCACTTAAAACTTGAGGGTTAACTGTAATTAAATTATGTGGTTTATTAGGTGCATTAGCAACATTCAAAGTAGTTGCTACTCTTTGAATAAGTTCTGCTGCTTGTTGTCCAGGTCTAGCAAACATTTCAGCCATTGTCATGACTATTGGACCTTTATGTGTATCAATAGTTTGTTTTAAAAATTGTTCTCCCTTTGGAAAATTTATTTTGCCCACTCGATTAAGTGCATTAGCAAATTCTCCAAAGGCACCTGGTCTTGTCAAAGGTGACATTGGAACACCTGATTGTAAAGAATTACCACCAGCTAAACGATGACTACTGTAACTACTTCTCACTTCGGCCTAGATTAATATTCATAGATCTATTTTAAATTCACTAACTCTTAAGAAAAATGTCTATCTTATCTGTTGAATCCTATGATGATATTCTTCTTGATAATGACGAATGTATTTATGAAATAACTGCTATCGTAGAAGACCAAATAGTTATTCATCCTGCTGTCTATAATCCTCCTGACCAAGCTTCACCAGAAGAGTATGGTCCTGCAGAATGTTGGACAACAGTAAGCATTCCACATCAAGATGGAATTGATCCTAAAGATTCAAATCAATTTTTAAATTATTTAAATACTCTAGATTTAGAGTGGAATGTATGTCATGAATTATGATTACCTCCACGTTTGCTACTACAGTTCTCGATGAAAAAACAGAAGGCCGGTATCCTCCTGAAGGAGTACGCTTAGTAACATGCCCAGATTGTTCTGAACCACATCATGTTCATTACTTTTCAGGCCACGGAGTAATCTGTGATTCGTGTGTTAATGAAAAATTTGAACGAATTCCCAATTTAAAAGAATGAAATGAAACTCTTTTGCACAGCTCTTATTACTCTGTTTACAGCAACACCAACTTTAGCTGCAGAGTATCAACCAGGTTATTCATCTTCTCAAACATGTACTCGTAATGAATACAGAGAAGAATATGTACCTGGCACTAGAAATTCTCCTGGCTATGTAAAAGCCTGGGATGAAACTGTTGAAGTTCCTTGTACAACTTCTAGACCAACAGCTATCTATTCTCATCCTCACAGAATAAAAGAGGTAGATGATAATGATTGCTCTGAAGGTACTGTTATTGGAGGACTGCTAGGAGCAGGTCTCACAATGTCAGGAACACGTGGCAAAGATAGATGGTGGGCAGTACCAGCAGGAGGTGCCGCAGGCGCTATGCTTGGCTGCCAAATAGATGGAGGCTAAGGCTAAAGGTCTAAGCCATGAATATATTGACTCCCGACAAGGTAGAGAAGCTTTGGAATGCTTTTACGCATGAGGTTGTTGAACAATGGGATCAAGAAACTCTTAAAGAATTTGCACTTGCACATTTAAGAGAGTCTTATATTTCAGAAGTTTACAAACATAAAGGATATACTCCTGATCCAAAACTTCTAATTAAAGATGTTCTTGAAATGCATGGAGGTGACGAAGATGATGCTGAAAAGTATTTAAATCGTTTCGACATAACACTTGAAACTATCGGCAGTCTTCTATCATGAAATTCACAAAAGGATATAAGCGTACTAAAAAATACATCTATGCATCTTATGATGTACTTTCTGTGCTTGTGATCCTATTAAGTCTTGATAAAGTTTATAAATTACGCTCTATCAAAGGCTTAAAGTCCTGGCAAATTGCCAGATTGATTGAGAGAGTTCCAAAGATGTTTAAGACTTTCAAAAGATTTTAAAATCTAAAAAGTTCAATGAGGCACACAAATTCTCTAAACTATTGGTCGTATCTATCTTGATACAGACATGTTGCATAAGGATAGATTTATATACTGCATAATAAATTACTTGGTGAAAATGATGAATACTACAAATGAACACCCCATCGTGTTGGTGTGGACCATCATGATGAAATGTGCTAATGGCAAAAATGAAGTCATCAAGGTAGTAAGGGACTATCATGAAGCTGACTTGGCTGTTCAGGCTCATCCTGATCTATTTTATAAGTCTGGTCCTATCCCTATCGTCTAAGTACTACTTATGTTTATTACCAATGAGAACAACGTTTCGTATTGTGTTTTCGTTAGGATAGAAACAGAAGGAGATACAAAGCTTTATACTCCATTCTTTCCTTACATAGAGGAAGCAGAAGAGTATGCAAACTCAATGCGAGCACTTCTTCCTAAAGAAAACGTAATCGTAACTGAACCCTATCCAGTTACTAAAACAATTGAAAGTCTTGAAAAAGAATTTCATAAAGTTATTAAAAAATGAATATGGCTTACATAAGCTATCCATGTTATTTTAAGTGCATCTCTTTAATGGTTGCGAGTGGCTCAAGTTGTTAGCGTCAGCGTGCCTGATGAACTCTTTACCAGGTGGAAAGAATCTGACCTTGATATAAGTCCTTCATCTTTATTTCAAACAGCTCTTGAAACTGAACTAGGAAGTACCAATCAACTTCTTGCTTACTGGAGTGAACGAGCTTTAACTGCTGAAAAGAAGTTAAAGACTATTAATAAACTAATTGAAGCTCCTAATCAAGAAGTTAAGCGATTCCTGATGTTGAATGATCTTACATCTAAAGCAGAGTAGACTATCTAAGGAAGCTGAAACCTTTTATGGTTGAGTCACGTTATCAGATAGTTCTTCCAATTGGTGGAGAAAAAGAAGCAAATGAAATCAATTGCTTCATTAAAGATTTAAAAGCACATACATTAATTAAAAAAGATATGGCAGCCAGTGAATTTTTTACTGAATGTTTTACTCTTGGTTATAATGAATATCTAAAAAAACTTTATTACTTCTCTGAAGAATAAAAGTATAAAAAATTAATATTTTTATTTGTAAGATGAGTAGTAAGGTTCATCTGGATACAAACAGAATTACACATAAATTCACGCCCGCTACCAGTCTTGAATATATGCATAAAAAAAGGGTTAAGGCACCACCCTCAACCCACGATCCTTTGCACACATTTTATTGTAAGCATAATGAGATGATTTGTAAAGAAACTACTTAAATCTTTAGCCGTATCTCCTCAATAAGATATGGTAAAGAAGTTGTCAATCTTTTTAAAAAGTACTACATGGCTACTAGAAAAGGTCCGCCAACTCCTAAATATAAGAAAGGAGATCGTGTCATTAAAAAGAATACGAACCAATTCGCAGGAGAAGAAGGCTTAAGTATTATTGGTAAAGGCGCATGGAAAGGAGTTATTGTTGAAGATCTTGAAGATGGATTCATTCCTTCTAAAAACATTCCTGATAAAAAAGGATCGACTCGTTTCCATTACAAAGTATTGAGAGATGGTTTTAAGAGTACTGAGATTTATGTTCAGCACATGTTAGTTAGAGAACAATGATTAAATGGCTTTTATAAGAGAACCTAGTAAGTGTCCTAAGTGCTCTGAAAAAACATTTCAGGTTATAGAATCACGTCCTTCAGGAGGTAATAACCATGGGAACTCAAAGACTTTCTTAAGACGTAGAAGAAAACGTTGTAATCAGTGTGGATACAAAGCTACTACTTATGAGATAACTGCAGATGAATATGAAGAGTATCTAAGTAATAAAAAAATTATTACTAAAATAAAAAACAGTCTTAGTTTAAAGTCTAAAAAATCTTGTCATCAATGCACACATTATTATGGTAATTCTTGTCGGCTAGACATCCCTGAATTAGATGCAGAAGAATGTTCTTATTTTGTATTAACTTAATAAAACTGGCTCTCTTTATAAGGCCAAAAATATTGTGGTATTGAATTCTGATAATAAGGATCTGCACGTTTGCCAGATTGGCTCCACGTCTTAAACCATTCAGCATCGCTACGTAGAAGACGCTTCGGTATGTTGTCTTGTAATTCTTTTAAACCTGAAAGATGATACGGATCTCCTGGATCGAAGTACCTCATAAAATCTTCCAGATTTAAATCATAGATAGGCGATTTATCTTCCATGTAGAAAGAACAACTGCCTTTAGTTTAAAAGACTTTACTTAGTCTTTGTTACTGTGATTTCTGGACGATAATTAATACGTCTGTAAACCAACGGGGATTTAGTTTGTGAAAGCTCTTCTGCATTTTTTGCAACAGCTTTCTGAACGTCGTGCTTAGAGTACTTAACTCCGCGATAAGTAAGAAGTGAATTCATGATCTTAGTCCGATAAATGCTCAAGTCCCCGTTCCTTGGCTTGAGTCGAACTGCGCCTTATATTACATAAGGTGAACGTTTAGTAGCGGTTGCTACAAAAGTATTATAAACCTAAAGGACAAGTTTGTGTAGTACACCCTGTTACAAATTTTAATTATGACTTTTGATGAACATTTAGGAAAAGCTTATTGGGAAGTACTGCGTTATATAAAATATAACGAACCTGTAGACTTTCAAGATCCTGAATCTATTGGAGATCAACCTAGACACTTAGGTACAGCTACTTTTGATATGGATGTTTATCATTCTGAAAAACTAGAAACACGTGCTGAAGCATTAGATAATGCTGAGTTAGATGATTCTTGGTTAAACCTTTATGGCTACTATTGCACAGCAGGTAAAGATGAAAAAACATTCAGAAGAGTTACTGGACTAGAGCCTAATGAACCTTTAAGAAGTGCTGCTATTTATACATGTCATGTTTATTCTTTAAGTGAACAAAAAAGTATTCACTTGCACGGATTTCCTAAAGGTCACAAATCTTAAACAATCTTATGAAACATTCTTTTATTCCTTCTCATCCACCAGCTCTTTATGCATTTCGTGCATTGAAAATGTTACGTTATATGGATGATTGTTCTGATGGAACTTTTAGAACTAAAGGACGAGGTTGGAAACTTTATGAATTAAATCAAAAGGATTTTAAGAATCCTAAAGAATTTAATATGTTTATTACTTTCTGTGTTCATCTTAAAAACCACGCAGAACTAGAAGCTTCTAAGTTATTTATTAAAGATGAATGGGATGATGAAGATCCAGTAGAAGATTATTTCCAATGTATTACCACTTGTACTCCTGATGATAAGGAATGTCAAAGTGAATGTGTAGATACATTGAAGGAGGAATCCTAATGAGTGAACTAACTATTCTTGAGGCTATGAATAAAGATCTTCAGCTCATGTTAAAGAGAGAAGATAAAAGAGATATGCAAGACGAACAGCTCTTTCCAGAACATAGAGAAATGATTGAAGAAATCATTGAGCGTCTTGAAGAGATCATTTATTGGGAGCCTACTGATGCTGATCTAAACAATGCTTACTTAGGTCATACCTCTAATGAAAGGTATGAAAATGCTTGGAATCAACACCAACTTTTGCATTCTTAATTATGAAATTAAAATCTTCTCACTATCTTGATCTTCGTTGTAAGAATGTTCCTAAAGAAAATGGAACAATGCCTTATGACGTTGCTATAGATACAGCTCACCATGTATCTAAATCATGTAAATGTGATGTTGATTTGTACTATCAGGATACAAAAAAATTACATTCAACTATCTGTAATTACTAATGTCTACCATCCACCAAAGATTTATTCAATCCACTGATCCTTACAAAACTGTTTCTCAATCAGAAGCAGAATTCCGCACAGCTCTAGTTAAAGCATTAGTTCTTTATATCACAGCTTCGACTGATGAAAAGGCTAATGAATGTACTGAGCTGATTAATTCTTTTGCTTCTCATTTAAGTGACGAAGCAATTGAAGAATGTCAACAAAAAGTACAGGAGCTTATCCATGATTCTCAACGGAAAACCAATAACTGATTTTATGTTCAAAGATTTTCTGAATAAACTTGATCCTCATTATGAAGAGAGACAAGAAGAATTCAGGAGAGAACTTGAAAATAAATATGCCATTGATGGCGATCAAACATTTGAGGAAATTTAATGACTGAACCTTACATGAACGGTTCTCTTTCAGTAGTCATTCCAATAGATGATTTCGAACTAATCTTACGCCAGATGTGGAAATCATCTAAAACTGAACCAAAGATGGGAGAACTTTATGAAAAGTATTTAAAGCTCACCACTATTAAAAAAGGCTAATGAAAAAAGTTAATGTTGAAATGTCTTTCTCAGAACTTTATAGACTTAGCGACTTAGCTGAAAAACAAATTAAACAAGCTAATCGTAATGGCAGTCTTGTTTGGAGGGCTGAATGTTATGAGCTTCAGTCTAGACTTCTTTATGCATTACATGAAGCGGATATCTCTGATAGAGATCAACGTCTTCTAGATGCGAAAATAGAGAAAGCTGAATCGGATAGAAATTAATGCCTGAAAAAACTTATGAAGAAGAGTTGGAATTTTACATGTCAATGTCTATTCCAGATCAAATTGAAAACCTGAAACGATTAGGTAAAAAACTTGATCAAGCTTTAAAAAAACTCATTAAAGAATTGGATGATTAACAAATGACTACTACTGAACCACATCAATTAAATGTAGTTAAACTTTATAACCTATTACTCGATGAGAATGGCCAGTATCATTTAACTATCTTTGATAAATCAAAGAGTGCTTTTGTAGCTCTTGATTCTGGCTTGGATGCTTTTTCTCTTTGTAGACTTTTAAATCGAGAAGATCAAAATTATTACAAAGTTAAAAAGTAAGTTTAATAATGAGAAGGTTTAGCTCACTAAATTTTCTTTATAAAATTGCTGTCCTTTTAAAAAAGTTTTATGACTACGGAAACAAAACTCTCAAAGATTCCAGAAGAACTCTTGGGATCTTTAAAGGAAGGTGTCCAACAAATTCTTAATGATAAAGATTGGGCAGGCTTTCTTAATACAATGAGGAAGATACATCATTACAGTTTTAATAATCGTTTCTTAATTGCTTTAGAACAACAAAGACGAGGCTATGGAATTAGTTCTCTCGTTGCTGGTTTTAAAACATGGAAAACTAAATTTAATCGCACTGTTAGAAAGGGCGAAAAAAGTATCCATATCCTTGCACCAGTTATGTATACCGTTACTGATGATACAGGTAATCCTTTATTCAATGATGAAGGGAATCCTATTAGAAAGCCTTACCGATTTAAGACAGCTCATGTCTTTGATCACCATCAAACAGAAGGTGAACCTATTAGTGAACCAGATACTTCATCAATGCTGGATCAAATCGAAGCTGACATATCTCCAGACCTCTTTAATGGTTTATGCCAAGTAGCATCGAAACGTAAGCTTGCGGTCCAAGTAGATGTCTCTAAAGAAGAAATGGGAGCTGCATTAGGTCAATGTTGGTTTACAGGTGATGAACAAACAGCAAGCAAAATCAAATTGGTTAAAGGACTTAATGCTGCCACAACGTTTAGTGTTATGTCTCATGAGCTTGGCCACGCAATTCTGCACAATGGTCACGAATATCGTATTAATACTCCAGGGTCTATTAAAGAACTTGAAGCAGAATCAGTAGCTTATCTGGTCTGTTCTCATTACAATATTGATATTGGTAAGCGTTCTTTTGAGTACATCGTTCATCACAATACGGCAACTGATGACGTTCTAGAAGAGATTGCTAATTCAGGAAAACGTATTTTTGATACGTATGAAATGATTACAAATACTGTCGATTCTTATCTTTCGAAACAGAACATTGAATAAACTCTTCAATAGTATTATTCATTTCACGATAGCCAGTTCCTACATAGATCTGTCCTATAACAACACTGGCTGCCATGATTGCCCAAAAAAAATAATACCATTCAGATTTAATCTGATTTGTCTTCGATTCCTTAGCCATGCAACATCGTCTCCGAATTCAAATTGATGCTCCTGCTATTGAAGAATATCATGATGTTCTCTATCATATACAACAACAGCTTGATGCAGGATTTACAGATGGCTCTCATAAAGATTCTACTTTCTATAGTGATAATAGGATTACCTTTGAATGGAGTATCGGTTTAGTACCAGAAGAAGGACATTACTATCCAGATGGTACTTCTATTTATGATGATCCATTATCTTAAATCCTATGAAAGATTTTTTTACTAGACAACAACGTTCTTTAATTATTCATTGTTTGGAAGAAATGTATTATGAATTTACAGAGCCTGAACAAAAAACATATATAGAAATCTGTAAAAAATTAGATGTAATTCCTTATTTTACAGAAGCAGAGGGGTCTCCTACTCAGGATTTCTCTAATGAATAGGAGCTTCCTTACTAGTCATAGGAAACAACAAAAACTATGACTCCCTCTATTAAGAAAGGTTGACGTTGTTCTTCTTCACCTTTCTTCGTTCCATACTATAGGTAAACATGCCCATTAAATACACACTCATAATCTCAACAGTTTGGATAGTATCTAATTTATTTTTCTTATTTAATTTTTACCATCCAGCTGGTTATTTAGTTCTAATTAATATATTATTTATAGTAGCTTCTATCTTCTTAGAAGAAAATGACTACTAACTATCTTGATCCAAGAGAAGATCCCCACCGCTGGTTACGCGCAATTCTAGAAGAATTATTAGAGCAATCTGTAGAAGGAAACAAAGACTCTAAACAGATCCTTAAAGGAATTTTAGGAACTTTAAGCTATCGAGTAGAAACAAATTTTATTCTCGATTATTTTGATTCTTGGATATGGCCCTATGTCGATCTTTTGGAAGAGCATCAAAACAATCAAAGTAATCCTGATCCGAAATTGATCCCAAAGGATCCTTCGGAATCCGAGGAATAATTATTGATGTATCCCAAACAGGATCTCTAGGATAAGGAGGTCTAGTCCAATAAAATTCTTTCTTTACTTCATCGACCTCCCAATCATGATGATGTCTTTTTAAGAAATTCCAAGCTCTAAATTGTTTATCTGGATCTCCACTTGTACAGTCAAGACAAATGGTATCTCCTGGTGGAATTAACCAACGGTATTTTAAAACTCTTTTCCACCCTTGAGTAATGGTTGTTACTCCTTCTTTTCCTATAACTTTTTCAGTAATACTTCTTGCTCTCTTATTTCTACGTTCTGTATACCAATCATTGAGTTGTCGGTTTGATTTTCCTATTACAAAACCTACATTCCATACCCAAAAATTCTTTTGAGATATTCCCCAAGGTTCAATAAAGAGCTTACATAAAGTACTGTTGATTTTGAATGTAGTACTGATAAGCTTGCGGCGTACACGATAAGTCATTATGTATGAATTAATTCAGATGATTCAAAATGATCCCGAATTATGGGAACTGATTGAACGTCTTAAAAATCAAGATGAGGAACTCGAAGATTTCTTAATAGGTTTAGCACAGATGTTCTCAATTGAATTTCGTGAGTTAGAAAGAAGTGATCTCAATGACAAGTTAGAAAGTTTCTTCGGTGGGCTACCAAAGAAAGCAATGTTAATGGCTCCTTTATTACTCCACATTGCTTTAGATATGTACATCATGCATAAGGTTCCCAGCAATGAAGCACCGAGGCAGTGATATGCAACGCGGATATACACTCTCTACTCCAGAGTTAGATAAAGTCGTTTGCATTAATAAAGATAAAGATGGTTTTATCTTATCTGAAATATTTAATTCAAAAATATTAAACAATTCAATGTGTTTCAATACTATTACTGCTGCTAAAACAGTACAAGAAAGAATTGTAAACTTTGATCCTTCCTTTCCAGAATTACAAATTATTAATGTTGCTCGGTTGTATAACAAATTTCTAAAATGAATTCTTACATTTTTGATTTAGAAACAAATGGCTTACTAGATACAGTAAGTACTATTCATTCTTTAGTTCTTCGAAATATTAATGATGGAACATTTATTAGTTGTTGTGATCAAGAAGGTTATGCTCCAATTGAAACTGGAATTTCTATTCTTAATTCAGCACATCTATTAGTTGGTCATAACGTTATTAAATATGATATCCCTGTTTTAGAAAAACTATACCCCAAATTCTTTAAACTGAAAAAAAATTGTTTAGTTTTTGATACACTAATTACTAGCCGTCTATGGGCACCAGAACTAGAAAGTTTTGACTATACTAAATGGACTCATATTGATTCTAAATATAAAGGAAGACATTCTTTAGCTGCATGGGGAGAACGTTTAGGTACACAAAAAATTGCATTTAAAGAAGAAGCAAAAAAAGAATTAGATGTTAAAGACGTCTGGGAATCTTGGTCTTTAAGTATGCAAGAATACTGTGAACAAGATGTTCTAGTTACACATAAATTATATGAGTATTTTCGTGCTCAAGAAATGGATAAACGAGCATTGAAATTAGAACATGAATTCGCTAAAGTTATTTCTTTACAAGAACGTTTTGGTTTCCCTTTTAATTCAAAATCTGCTTATGCATTAGTTAATGATTTAAAAGTAAGACGATCTGAATTAGAAACCAATCTTCAAGATACATTTCCTCCAATTGAAAAAGAAAGGTGGTCAGAAAAAACTGGAAGAAAATTAAAAACTAAAGTAACTAATTTTAATCCAGCTTCAAGACAACAAACATCTGAACGTTTGAAAGAAAAGTATCCTGAAATAACTTTTGAATCAACAGAAAAAGGTTCTCCAAAAGTAGATGATGATGTTCTTGAAAAACTTGGAACTAAATATCCCGAAGCTAAACTACTAGCTGAATATCAACTTCTAAATAAAAGGATAGGTCAAATTGCGGAAGGGAAAGAGGCATGGCTTAAACACTGTGATCGATACCATGATGGCAAAATACATGGTGAAGTTATCACCAACGCGGCAATCAGTGGACGATGTAGTCACAAACGTCCGAATACAGCGCAAATTCCTAGCGTTGGGCACCCTTACGGTGCTGAGTGCCGTGCTCTCTTCTATGCTCCAGAGGGCTGGAAGTTAGTCGGAGCTGATGCTTCTGGGCTTGAACTTCGTGCACTTGGTGCATGGCTTGCTTATTATGATGGAGGTGAATATGCAGCACTAGTTAGTAATCCAGATCGTGATATTCATTTCCATAATGCATGTCTCTTTGGTATACAAGAACAGGATAAACCTATAGAGAAAGCTACTAGAGATCTTAGTAAGCGTCTGATTTATTGCATTCTTTATGGCGGAGGAGGTAAGAAAACAGGTTCAATAATTATGCCAAAGGGTACTGAAGATCAACAGTACCGTAAAGGTAAACAAACTATTGATACCTTTTATAAAAATCTTCCAGCTATTAAAAAGTTAAAAGATAATATTGATGTTGCTTTAAGAGATCGTAACTATCTAAAAGGTATTGATGGTAGACATCTACAAATCAGATCAAAACATTCTGCTTTAAATCAATTACTTCAATCAACTGGAGCTATCACAGTTAAGAAAGCTACTACGATTCTTTATGATGATTTAGAAAATAAAGGTTTAAAGTTTGGAGAAGACTGGGGCTTTGTTGCTCACGTCCACGATGAAGTTCAAGCTTTAGTCCGTCCTCACCATACTGAAATTTTTAAAGAACTTGCAATCGATTCTTTTAGAAAATCTGGTGAATATTTCAAACTGAAATGTCCCTTAACAGGTGAAGCTAGGATAGGAAATAATTGGATGGAAACCCATTAAGTTACTAACAATTTGTATTTTAGCTGCAATTTTTATTGCATTATGTATCATTCTTGTAATGAGAATGATACATGAAAACTCTCGTCCCAATCATAGAGGAATTGAAGGAATTGGGCCTACTGATTTTTTACCTTAGTAATTTAAACCTATCACATCCCATGTTCTTTTAAAAACTCTTGTTGGAATTTTTGGTCGCCAATCAGGAGGCGAATCTAAAACTGTCATAGTTAATACGGTGGCTGAAGAAGGCTATTGCCACCTCTTAAATTAAAAGTAGTGCCGCTAGTTACATCAGGTAACTCTAATCCCCTACTTCTTTTTCTATCTAACCAAGAATCAACTGTTTTGGCTCCAGGAAAACGTGTTGTTCCTGTTATCCATTCAGTAAGAGCTTCAGGTAAACCTGCAACTTCTACATTATTCATATCTTGATAAGGATCTAAACCAGTTGGTTGATCAAGCGGATGCTCAGTACCTATAGGTTTCATTATTCTAGATCCATGTACTGCTCCACCTCCTCTATCAGGCCATCCATGACCTGTCTCTGGAGGATTGATAGGTTCTAATTTACCTGTTTTTGGATTATGCCAACGAGGTATTTCATCCATAACAGGATTATGATCCCATTTCGGTTGAGCAACAAGCCCTTGTCCCGCAAACCTCATCAACTTAAAATAACTATTAGTTGTATTCTAAATCAAAGATTCTTTAGTAAAAACTAAGATGAATCGACAAGAAGTTGATGAAATGATTAAAGAGGCTATTGATTTCGCAATGGCCAAGCATAATCGTAATGCAACCCTGATAAGCATGGCTTTAGGGTTTATTATTATGGCTGCATTTATTGACGGATTATTAAGAGTTTTAGGAATCATTCCACCCTTTATGGACATTGATGTAAGCATTATTCAAAAGATTATAGATAAATTGCTTGACATATTAGAGTGAAAGCATAGAGTAATCCTATTTTTAAAAGCACAATGAAACCTGTCACTGACTTCCGTCATTTAAAAGAATTACTTAAGAAATCTCTTAAAGATTTTGATACAAAAGAATTAAATGCCATGAGTGATGACCTCTGTGTGTTAATTGATTTATTAATACACAGACAGATTGCAGTAGAAGAAGTTATATTAGACAGGCTTGACAATGCTTTCTACAGTACCCCAAATCAAATCACAATCAAATCATGAACACTTTTGTTGGCGTTGGCATCTATCAAGGTGAGTTCACTAGTGACAGTGGCTTACGCTTTCTACATATTAATCTACCAAAAATAGGTACTAAAAGTGCTGACGTTCCTCTTTATGTCGTACCAAATAAAGCTGCTGGAGATATATTAAATTCTTTTGCACCTGGAGTAAGACTATTACTGAATGGTCGTCTTTATCCAAGTCGCCAAGATTATAAAATGTATTTCGTACCTAATTCTGAAATTCAAATTGTACCGGGTAGTTTGACATTGAATAAAGTAACACTAGGAGGTGGTTATGTGAAAGCTAAAGAACAACCTCTGTCTAATTTACTTAAGTTTACAGTTATGTCTAACGCGCCTGCACAACCTTTACTTAATCATGATTGGAATGATAGCTTAAGTTTTAGAATAGAAGCTTGGGAAGATGATGCAAAACGAATTGATATGTTAGGACATAAAGGAAGACAAATGATTATGGAAGGTAGTCTTCGTTATTCAACTTGGCAAAGTGCTGAAGGACAAAGACGAGGCGGTTACAGTATTAGAACTCGTGCTGGTCTCTATCAATTCTTCGGTAAAAAGAAAGTTGAAAACCCTGATACTGAAACAAGAGTTGTAACAAATGGAAAAAAATATGAAGCACCTCAACCCGTTGTAATTGAACCTTATCAATCAACTATTAAGGAAGATAAAGAATCATCAACTATGAAAACAAAAGGTGAGGAAGAGCTTCCCTTCTAGGTAGGCTCTTAACTACCTCAAGTCAGCACCAAGCTTGTCTTGTGTGGGTGCAACTCCTGCATTGAGGACCTGTCACACATTTACCGCATCTAACAATGCCTACTATGTCGCCTTCTAAGCCTGCTAAAACTGCGTTAAGTACACGTAGTTTTGATTCCTTTGCCATCTTTAAAGATCCTGAATACATCACAGGTATTCAAGGATTAGGAACACTACAACCTCTCGTTGATGACCGAGAAGGTACTGCCTACTTCGGTGTTAAAGAAGATAACTGGGCAACTTGTAAATGGACTGCTACTGCAAAAGATTTTGAAGAAGGAAGTGTTCTTTTTAATCATGTTCATACCTTTAGAGGTAGAGCTAAAGAAAGAATGCATTGCTTTATAGAACCTCGTCTTCAAATCATTCATACTTCTGAAATCTTAGTAGTAGATGATTCTATTATTGATCCAAAAACTGGAAAATCTAAAAACATTATTGTTGGAGATTTTTCAATGGAGCATATTCAAGAAGCCTTTAAGGAAGATCAAGAAAAAGCTGAAAGAGATAAGTCTCCTAGGCGTTTCTCAACTAGAGTTAAATATCTAGTTAATGTTCTTACAAAAGACAATACTCCTGCACATGAAGTACCTATTGTCTTAACTGTAAAAGGTTTAGTCAGTGTAGATCTATCAAATAAACTCAAAGATTTCTATACAAAAATGGAGAAGTGTTTAAGCACAGCTCTTGGTATGGATGCTGGAGTTAAATTTGATAATCGTTTTAAATCTCTCTGTGTTTTCTCACCAGAATTAATTGCAGAAGTTAAAGGTCATTATAAAAATGAAGTTTGTTCTATAAAGGATGTAAAACTTCCTGAATATTCTGATCAAGAAACTGCTGAAAAGGCATTACTTAAACTGACTATTCCAGATGAATTAAGACCTGAAACTTGGAAACAGTTAAAAGACGACTTCTTAGGTGACTATATCAATAGACATAGCAGACAGGAAGCTGCAAAACTTGCTGGTGCTTATGGAATTGCCGAAGGTGTTCCTGCACTTAAGCCTCAAGGAACTGCTGCTCTTCCTCCTGCTGAACGTGTTATTGGAGAACGTGATCCTGAAACAGGAGAGATTCCTTTCTAACTTCGTTCTAAAATCTAATAAAGGCCAGGGTAATACCTGGCTTTTTTATTACTTGTTTTACAATTGAAAGATCGTTTACAAAGTAATGTACAAAAAAAGTTTAACTTCATCTTTAGTTACAGAAGCAAAGCCTAAGTTAACTTCTATTGGAGATGGAAGAAGAAAAAGAGGATCTTACAAAGTGAAAAGAAAAAAGCCTTATCGTGGCCAAGGTAAATAGAATGTAATCACTAGTCCTGGGAAGACTTTAAAAGCATCCTTTGCACTTTCACCAACACCATTATGACTATTGTTCAGACAGTCTTAAGTGACTGTCAACAGATGATCTACGGTCGTCGTCGTATCGTAGATGTTCTTCATGCAGCAGATAATAAGTATAAAGATATTCAAGCTACTGATATTGATTTTATTAGCTTAGAAAATGAGAATGTACTTATTCAACTACAAGAAAAACAGCTCGTTGTTAAACGTAAAGCAGTTCTAGAAAATTTCTGGGCACATCGAACACGTGTCCCTTCTTATTTCTCTCACAAAATTTGGAGAGAATATTTTCTTACTGGTCCTTACCAGGGTGAACCTGTTGCTACTTTGAATTACAAAGGAGCAAGTACAGTTGTAGAAGCTTTAGCTTTTCAAATTGGACGTTCACCTCAAGTTTCTGTAGATAAAGAAGGTACTAAACGTGTTTACTATGTCAAGCAAAAAGAACAAACTTGTACTTGTGGTTCTTGGCATCAAATGTATGAGAACAAAGCTGAGTTAACAAAAGAATTTGAGGAATTTACTTCTATTAAATTCACTCCTCTTTGTAAACATCTTCAATGGTATAACTACAATATTGAATTAAAAGCTACAAGCTTTGCAGCACAACAAAAGTTGGCTGGTAAATTTAATTCAAAAATTTGTGCTTACCATTACGACTATCGTAAAGGAGAAATTCTTTATCGAGTTTCCGAAAATGGTCTTAAGACTAATTCACAATGGTTACCTATAAATGGTTGGAGAAAGAAACCAATTTATGATTCAGCAGGCATACCAACTGGTTCCTGTTGGCAAGTATTAACAGGCGCTTTGAATCATGGATATAAAATACACCCTTATTCAGAAGCTATTGCCAGTGTTATGAACAGTTCTTCTCATTAATTTAATCCTTTCACTTTTAAAATCATGTCAGACAAAACTTCTTTCATTCAACTCTCACGAGATGTTGATCATCTCTCTTTCTTAAAAGAGATGCCTGAGATCACTGAAGATGAACATAAACAATTTGAACAAGTTCTTCATGATCTAGTGTCCCGTCAAGCAAGTAAGTTCGATGGGATTTGTCATTACATTAAGGAATGTGAAACTCGTATTGATCTTCTTGATAAGGAGATGAAGGAAATTAAAAGAGCTAAGGAAGCTTGGGAACGCAACAAAAAATTGCTTACTGATATTATTAAGTATGCATACCAGCAAGAGTTAATAACTAACTCACCTACTGGTAATAAATATCAAGCAACTGTTGCTAAAACACAATCAAAGTTAATTGATAATTTTGAGCAGTGGGAAGATAAAGAAATCCAAGAGTATGGTCTTAAAAAGACGACAACAATTAGTCGTTTAAAAGATGATCAAGTTCTAGAAGTTAAAGAGGAACAAGTTCCAGATAAAGATCGTTTACGTAAAAATTTGAAACAAAAAGAAATTAATGTTCCTGTAACAGCAGAACTTAGAGAATCTTACCGTTTCAGTTTTAAAAGACGTGAGCGATTGACAAGCGTATGAAATATGGTTTAATAATCTTGGATCCCCTATACTCCCTTACTTTTTTGTAAGGGAGTATTATATTTTCTCATCTTTTAAGAACAGATCTCTTATCATTATTAATGTCTACTTCAATAGGAAAATCGGATTCAAGAATGGATGTTCGTGGTCTTAAAAATAGAGTGAACCAACGTATGGGATTACATCTTATTAATTACCTTGGAGATCCGTCTTGTAATGAAGAATGGATAAAAGGATATGAACAAGCTAAAAAAGATATTAAAGAAGCAATAGAACAACTTGAAATATATATGCCTTATCTTGATTAATTCTAATTAAAATGAAACTAACTATCGATTAACATGTCTGTCAAACCTCTTCTAATTGAAACTACTAGTAATGGAGGAACTATTCATACTTATCCCTTAACAGGTGGTAAAAAAACTTTTGAACGTTATCTGGGATGTTACTCAGGTACTTGTCAATTCTTTAACGATATTGAGAAAGCAAAAGAATTTATTGAGAATCAAGTCAAATCTTAGATGTATGCTTGGTAGCTTAGAGAGATAACTGCATCTTTCATATGTCTCGTAACGCTAGGAAGTTTCGATACAAAGGAAAACCTTCTGAAGAAAAGGAAGCAATTGAATTTGAAGGTTATAAAATTAGAGTTTTAAAACATGGAAATACAGGACAAATTCTTTATCGATATCCACGTCGAGAAGACTTTGAACCCTGTTGGGGAATGGATTTAGAGAATGCAAAAAAATCTGTTTTGCATTGGAAGGAGAACAAAGATAATATCGTAGAATCAACTACGTAATTAAAACCGTGCTGGGTGTGAAGAGTATTGAAAAGAATAATCTGATGGATGATCTTGCTTGGAGTATCTATGAATATCTCCTAGAAGAATCAACTGTTTTTGAAGATAGAAAGCTGGTTCTTCTTCCTATTACTGTTATCGCTAGGAAATTTGATCGTAACCACCGCACAGTTAGCCGTAGGCTTTCAGCATTAAAAGCCGAAGGATTGATTAAGACTATTATAAAAAAAGATTATGTAGCCCTGTACAGTATTACTAGCGAGGAAGACTATTAGTGACAACACAAAATCCTGATCAACCAAATCCAATGATGGATATAGCTTATCTCTTAGCATCCTTCACTGATAATGGACGGTCACTTCGTTCATTCATGAACCATCCACAAGAGTTGGGTGTCTGCATTATCACTGCAGGATTGCTTGCTAATTCTAAATTTATGTTGAGTACAGATGATGCAGTTAAAAGTAGTTTTGAAATTTATAGCAAGATACAACAGCATGTAGGACAGTATCAATCAATGACATTTGCTTCTAATGTAGAAGGTTGTTTTAATGAACGTCCTCCTGAAGTTGAAAGTGACTGACAACTTACAGGGTGTCACTTCTACTAGGTATTTATTAACTACTATTACTTCTATAATAGCGGTGGCCTTTTTCTATTAATAGAACAAAAATGATTAAACCTATTCTTTTAGCAACTGCAGCTGCTTTCGCCGCTCCTGCTGCTTTTGCTGGTGGCTTTTATGCCAACATTGAATCCAATGCTTCTTACACTGGCGATCAGTATGAGAATCGTACAACCGATTTTCATCTAGGATATGAAGATAAAGTTGGTAGTGTTGATTGGTATGCTCAAGGCGGTCCAGCTGTTGTAGCTGAAGATGGTGAAGACTCTGATACCAGGTTATCTGGTAAAGTAGGTGCTAACATCGCTGCTACAGAAAGACTCGGAATCTATGGTGAAGTAGCTGTTGTTACTCCTGAAGATTCAGATGATGACAAAGATTGGTCCACAAAACTTGGAGCAAAGTATTCTTTCTAAGATAATTAGTTAAGAAGATATAATTAAGCCTCGCTATCTTTATAGTGAGGTTTTTTTATTATGACTTACCAAGCACTACCTAAAAGTCTTCACATTAAAGACAGTCCAATAGCAGGTCAAGGCGTTTTTGCTAAGACAGAGATCCCTATCGGTACTGATTTAGGCATGTCTCATTTAGTAATAGATGACATTATCTATCGTTCTCCTTTAGGAGGATTTATCAACCATTCTGAAAAGCCTAACTGCATTAAATATTATGAGGATGGCTATTATTTTATAAGAACTATCCAAACTATAAAAGCAGAAGAAGAATTATTTTTGAAATATACATTCTATAAGATCTCCAAATAGGCATAAATACCTAGACTTAACAAATCTACATATAGAATATAGGTATAAATTCTTCTAATAAAGATGACTATTACTAATGAATCTGGTGGCCATCAAAACATATACGCAAAAGAACCACAGATTGCTGTAATGAAAGGAGAAATTTCCTATGTAGAAGCTGCTGAAAAAGCTAATGGTCGTTGGGCCATGATTGGTTTTGTTGCAGCATTAGGAGCTTATGTAACAACTGGACAATTGATTCCAGGAATCCTGTAAGATCTAGTTGGACCAAAAGTCTGCATGATTTACCTCACTGGTGGTTCGGTGGGGTTTTTTATTGCTATCCTTTATCGAGATGGGATAAATCATGTCTAAAGCATCGACATCAACAATTGATGTAGAAGTCATTAACAAAGTAATAGATAGATCGAAAGTTTATACAACGTACTCTAGGAAAAATGATTTTTCCCAGTACGTGAATTACAAGTCTTTAGGTGATACAAGACTCAGTATTGATGGATCTAGACACTATAAAACTCCCTATGGAGCACTGCCTTCTGTAACCACGATTCTTTCAGCTACTCAAGGAAATAAAGCTTCTCTTGAAAGATGGAATAAAAAAAATCCTGGTAAACGAGAAGAAGCAGCTGCACGCGGAACAGCTGTACATAGTCGCATGGAGCATTATCTTTTAGGTGAACGTGAGTTTCCTGAAGATGAAATCGTTGATCCTTTTTGGAAAGGTCTACCTGAAAAATTAGATAAATTTGAAGACATTATCTGGGCAGAGAATCCAATCAGTGATGACTTTGCTTGGACAATCGGAGGTGATGGTATTAGCCGTGTATGGCATCCTGGAGTAGAAGATAATACTAATTATGGCTGGGCAGGTGCTCCAGATATTATTGCTACTTATAAAGGTAAAACTGTTCTAGGTGATTTAAAAACTTCTAATGGGTTGTACTATGGTAAATGGCCAGGTCCTGATACACCTAAAAATGAATACGGAATGCGGCGTGCTGGCTTCGTTAAGTATCAAAAATGTTGTATGCAATTGGCTGCTTATCATTTAGCAATCGAACATACTATCGGTATCAAACCAGATATACATATGATTCTTGTTGCTACGATACAGCGTCCTCAAGTCTTTGCAATTCAAGAAAGAACAATTGAAAAGTATAAAGAAAAATGGTTACAGACTGTCAATAAATACTATGAAGAATTTTACAAACTTCCTGAAATTGAAATGGAAGCTGTTGATTTAGATAAAGAAACTGAATGAAATTTTCTCAAGCAAATCAACAATCATTAATAGTAATTGATGACGTGTTTGAAGAAGTATCTCCTGAGATAACTAAACTTATTAAAGAGCCTCTTCCAAATTTAACTTGGTATGCTTTAGAAGATGAACATTTATATGCTGATTTTTGTCATAGCATTCTACGAATAACATCAACTTGTGTTGACTTAACTGGTATTGTTGGATATGAATTTTGGGATCAAAATAATACAAAAGTAGATTGGCACTATGATAAAGATGAAGTTCTTTATGAAAAAGAAAAAATACTAAAACATCCTATATGCTCTACAGCTTATTATCTAGAAGTTAATGATTTAATTGGAGGACAACTTGTTATTGAAGATGACTTTATAGTTACTCCAAAAACAAATAGATTAGTTATTTTTTCTTCTGATAAATTTCATACAGTAAAAGATTTTAAAGGCACCAGAGTTTCTTTATTGCTTAATCCTTGGGATCATGAACTTACAAAAGCCTAAAAGGACAGGTCTATTCCGTCTACATTATTTCTATAACTGTTCAGCTAATCACTACCTTTATCTCCAAAACGAGGTAGGCTGGGATGCTGGTTTATACCTAAGTCGAAATAACTAGATGAGCACTACGTTTCCTGATCAACCACCCTCTCAAAAACCTCTTAGTTCAGGTGAGATAAACCTGTCTTTAGTCTCTACTGACTGGCCCCTAACTCCCTTACAAGGTAAAAAAGCTTATATTCCTGGTTGGACTAAGAATCCTTTTACTGTTTCACAAATTGAAAGGGAATTAGAAGAAGGAAGAGCAACTGGTGTTGGTCTATTATGTGGTCAATTTTGTAATACATATGGTTTGATTTTTGTTGATATTGATGGAGAAGAAGCTATACCTGAAATTGAAAAGCTAGGTGGAGGTCCTATTCATTCTATTTTTCCATCTACTCTAACTATTACAAGTGGAAAGAAAGGAAAATTTAGATTACTTTTTCGTATTCCAAATAAAAGAATTCAACAATTACCTGATAGAGCAACAATTAAAGTAGATAAAGCACCTTGGGAAATTCTTTGGCGTTCACGTCAAGGTGCACTCATGGGTGCACATCCTGATACAGAAGGATATAAAACAACTTCTCATGGTGGTTTTGAATATATTGATAGCTTACCTGATATGCCAGAGTGGTTATATACAGCTATCTCTAATGCTTATCCCTCTTCAAAATATCGCCGAGTAACAAGTAAACCTTCACCATTTATCTCTCAAAATATTCATCTTTCTTATGATCAAGATAGCTCATATAAAGAAGAAGCAATTATTGAAGAAGCTTGTGAATATTTAGAACATTTAAGTCTAGAACGTTGTAATGATTATGAAGAATGGTTAGCTGTTGGAATGGCTTTACACCAAACAAATGAAAAATTATTAGGCGCCTGGCTTGAATGGTCTACCAAATCTAAATCATTTGAATCAGGTGTTTGTCAAGAGAAATGGGAAAGTTTTGAACGCCTTCCAGGAGGGCCTACACCAGTAGATGGGAGAGGCTTACATACATTAAAAGCAATGGCAAAAGAAGATGGTTGGGTGGATATGGGAGGCTATACAGCCATGTCTTTTGAAGAACTCAGTAAAAAAGTAGAAGAACGTCAACAAGAAGTTGAACCTGAATTATTAGATCATTTACTTTCAACTGTTCAAAGTGAAGGTGGTGTTGAAGCGCTTTTAAATGATGATATTAATATTCCTTTTACAACCAGAAAAGTAAGCAAGCGTGGTACAAAAAGTGGTGATAACAAAGTAAGGAATCCTCCTTCTTCTACTATTGCAGAATATCTTCAAGAATGGGCTTTGAGTATCGGTTGGTGTTTTGATCCACGCTTTGATACTTTTATGTATTACATGCCTAATCGTGGTTTCTGGCGTAGAGAGGACTATAGAAAAGAATTTCATCATATTATTCAAGATGAATTAACTACGAATCGTTCTTATACTCCTGCAGGATTTAGTGCAAATTTAGTTTCTGATGTAGTAGAACTTTTAAAACAAAAGATATCTAGAGTCTATTGGAATGATGGTACAGATAAAATTGTATTTCTTAATGGAGTACTAGAAGTTGCTACAGGTGATTTCTCTGAACATAATAAAGAAGATTATATTACTTGGGGATTAGATTTCAAATACAATCCAGAAATTAATCCTGGTCCTATTACTGAATGGATTCAACGTACTCAATACGGAGATGAATCTAGAGTACAAGTTCTTAGAGCTTGGTTAAGAGCTTGTCTTGTAGGACATGGGCATGAATTACAAAGATTTTTAGAAATTGTAGGCCCAGGTGGACGAGGTAAATCTACCTTTGCAAATCTCTGTTGTGCTTTAGTTGGAGCAGGCAATTATGCCAGTACTACACTCAATCAACTTGAACAATCTCGTTTTGAATTAGCTTCAATTAAAGGTAAAAGAATGACTTTAATTAATGATTCAGAACGCTATGGAGGTTCTGCTCAAGTCTTTAAAGCTTTAACAGGAGGAGATAATCTTCGATATGAAGAAAAGATGAAAAACATAGGTGAACCTTTTGTTTATACAGGCATGGTTATGGTTGCAGCTAATGAGCCTATACAAACAACAGATAACACCAGTGGTTTGATTCGTAGACGTTTAACAATTGAATTCAATCGTAAATTATATAAGAAAAATTCTGAAGCAAAAGACATGATAAAAATTAGTAAAGGTCGTGTAGCAGGCTTATGGAAGGATTATTTACCTGGATTAGTGAACTGGATTTTACAAATAGATGAAAAAGAAATGCGTTATTATCTTTTAGATACTTATGAAGCAGCTCCTTCTTTAAAGAAAGTACGTAATAATATTATGGTTACAAGTAACAATTTAATTGAATGGCTCCAATCAGAAATTGTTCTCGATAAAGATAATGTCGTTGCTGTAGGAAAGAAAATTCCTAATACAAATAAAGAAATGTCTGAAAGATATTTCAATAGCAGTTTTCATCTTTATCCCAGCTATTGTGAGCATTGTGAAGCAACTGGATCTAAAGCTGTTGGTCAAAAAAGATTCATTGCTTTATTAATGGATTGTTGTAAGAGTCAACTTGCTCTTACAGATATATTTACTTTTACTCGTAAAGGAATGCCACTATTTAAAGGTTTGGCAATACGTAAATCTGATATTAAATATAAAGAGTTTGCAACGATTTTGCCTGAGGGAAAAGAGTCAGAATAGAATGTCTTGATAGCCAAACAATTCTGTTAAAATTAATACGATGATGGGCAATTTACTGCTCATCATTTTTATTTTTTCTTATAAAAGAAACTTTTATCGGACTAATGGCTTCCACTCTTACTCAGCGTAATTCTGGCGCTATGTTAAATGGGTGGACAGAGTTTTGTGACTGGACTACATCAACAAATAACCGCCTCTATGTAGGCTGGTTTGGTGTATTAATGATTCCTTGTCTCTTAACTGCTGCCACCTGTTTCATAATTGCGTTTATAGCTGCTCCACCCGTCGATATTGATGGGATTCGTGAGCCTATTGCTGGATCCCTTCTCTATGGAAACAACATCATCTCAGGAGCAATCGTCCCTAGCTCAAACGCAATCGGAATGCATTTTTACCCAATATGGGAAGCTGCGACAATTGATGAATGGCTCTACAACGGTGGACCGTATCAACTTATCATCTTCCACTTCCTCATTGGTATCTCTGCTTACATGGGACGACAATGGGAACTTAGCTATCGACTAGGGATGCGTCCCTGGATTTGTGTTGCTTATTCTGCACCAGTATCAGCGGCCTTTGCGGTCTTCCTCATTTATCCGTTCGGACAAGGAAGTTTGTCTGACGGTATGCCATTGGGGATATCGGGAACGTTCAACTTTATGTTTGTCTTTCAGGCGGAACATAATATCCTTATGCATCCTTTCCATATGTTGGGAGTTGCGGGAATGTTTGGAGGTTCTTTGTTCTCTGCTATGCACGGTTCCTTGGTTACATCATCACTCATTAGAGAAACAACTGAAACTGAATCTCAGAACTACGGATATAAATTTGGACAAGAGGAAGAAACTTACAATATCGTCGCAGCTCATGGCTACTTCGGTCGTTTGATCTTCCAATATGCTTCGTTCAATAATAGCCGTTCACTTCATTTCTTTCTTGCTGTCTTTCCTGTAGTAGCTATTTGGTTTACCTCAATGGGGGTATGCACAATGGCTTTTAACTTGAATGGTTTTAATTTTAATCAATCAATTCTTTCTGCTGATGGAAAAGTAGTTCCTACTTGGGCTGATGTCCTCAATAGAGCGAACTTAGGAATGGAGGTAATGCATGAGCGTAATGCTCATAATTTCCCTCTTGATTTAGCAAGCACTGAATCTACCCCTATTGCTCTATTAGCACCTGCTATTGGGTAAATAATTCTCTTAGAGATATCTCACTAACCCCTCCTAAAAAGAGGGGTTTTTTATTTGCTTTCTTTGATATTTATAAAATTTTTATATCTTTTACCTACTATAATGTAGATAAGTATTTGTGCCAGGAGAATGAAGCACTATACAGTCTGTTATTACGATTCTCAACATCATAAACAAGCGATTTGCGCTTATGCAAAGGACTGTTATGAAGCTCGTCAAGTAGCTATAGAATCAGTTAGGTTCATTCATGAACATCCCAATACAATAAATCATATTTTAATGGAACATTAATTTTCAGTGTCTTGAATAAACTTATAAAGTAAAACTATAGCTAATCCTGTGCAATAACTCCATAGGATTACTTCTAAAAAATCATTCATTTTGTAATAAGCTGTACAAACTAATTAAAATATCTGAAGTATATTTAAAAAAATACAGATTAATCTAATGCTTTCTATTATAACTATGCTCATAATGATTAGCGTTGCAATAGGAGGTGCTGCTTACTACACAGTGAAAGATTGATTTAGCTGTCGTAAAGTAAGAAAAAGTATTTCAATCAAAAAATAATGTTTAACCCTGGGGCAGCTTTACTACACCTTAAAAAATATAGTGATGCACTTAGAGGAGCAGAAGCTGGAAATGAACCTGCACAATTAGGTCAACAAGGCTTAGCCCCACAACAACAATCAAGTGGTGCTGGAAGTTGGCTAGGTCAAGAACAAGGTAAGCCTTGGGATCTAGATGCACGTGACCCTAGAGGTGATACAGGAAGAGGAATAGCACAGGGCGCTCTAGGTAGCGTACTAGGCTGACAAGCTTTTTAAAGATATTACTTAATCTTATTTAGACTCTTTTGTATCCTCCTCTTTAGGAGGATCTTTTATGTCTATAGATAAACGAGGACGATCTTCATCATCAGGATGAGACTCATGCATCTTATCCCTTATTTTCTTCCATTCATCTATTGGTATATTATCCAAAATTAAAAAATTAACCTGCTTTTAATTCATCATACTTAGCCATTTAAGCTGCCTCCAGTGCTGCTACTTTTGTTTTAAGGGTTTCGACTTCTGTTGAAAGTTCTTGTACTGCTTTAATAAGCGGTGCTATGAATTCACTATATCTTAAACCATAGGTTGTATGTGCAGCGTTTTTAACGTCACCAATACTCTTACCTTCTGGTATAGAGTCATCATACTCTGTATAATAGTCAACTGGTACATCTGCTTTAATAAAGCCAGCAAAACCAGAAGTCGGCTTACTTATATCTGATAAAACAGTCTCAACATCTTGAGCAATTAAACCGTAATGAGTTCTTGTTTTACCTTTAAATTTATAGGATTTAGGTGTTAGTTTATTGATAAATGGTAATCCTAAATCAGTATTAGTGATGTTATCTTTCGTATTTCTATCAGATGTTTGGATAGTAGAGTTAGTAGCGTATATATCCTCCCATCTTCTACCACTATAACCAAGGTCACGGTTACCGTCAGTCCAAGGATAAAATGCATGATAAGACCAAATAGCATCATGAGCAGCTACACAAGCAGTACCTAAGGAATCAGCTGTGCCATCATAAGCCTTGATAATAACTGCTGCATTTCCACCTGAAGGTCTTCTTGCAGCAATTTCTATATCTCCAGTTGTATTATGTACGATATGAGCGTAATCAGCACCAGAGAAATCACCATTAGAATCTCCATCTAGTAGTATCCCAGCACCTCCAGCATTAGTTGATCCTGCACATATATAAACTGCATCAGCTCCTTGGGACATAAATCCATTACTTCTGGTTTCAAACTTCTTATTTCCATCTTCATATAGTTCTACGGGTCCATTCTTTTTAAAGATTCCCATAGCTTCACTACTATCTGAATCTTTAATCTGTACTTCTTCAGCAGCTCGTATAAGTAAATTTCCAGTACCAACTTCATCTATAAATGAATTAGATCCTGAATGGTAAATTTCTAGATCATTTCCTGTACCAAATAAAGCTTTAACACTATCTCCAAATTGTAGATTACCGTCTAATACTTCTATATGTTCAGAACCAACTGCATCATTTGCAATCTTAGCACCTGTTACAGCGTCTGCACCTAATTTAATAGTAGTAATACTGCCGTCAGCTGCAGTATTTATATCAACTGCATCACCTTGTATTAATGCCCAAAAAGTTAATCCACTTGCAGGAGCAGTTGTAAATGTAATTGTACTTGCATCAACTGTATAATCAGTATTTGGGTTTTGCATAACACCACCCAAGCATACAAAAAGCTGATTAGCACTTCCTGCTGATGTATTTACGCTAGCTGTTTGTAATGTAAAAGCAGTTGTACTTCCATTAAAACTACTGGAAATATCATCGATTTCTCGATTTTGTCCTCTTACAAGATCTCGTCCTATGTATGGCATTTAAATTCTCAGTAATAAATTCATTTTAAACGGACTAATCAGCAGGATCAGGTGTGTTACCTGCTGCTACCCACTTAAGGTACTCTTGGTAGTCTGTGTTATCTAAAGCTATAGGGATATTAACTGATGTATTAGCAGGTATATCCTTAGTTTTTTTGATAATTCCACTAGTTGAACCTCTATCAGAAATAAGTTTGTAATCAGCCATAGTTAAAGCTCCGCACTAAAAGAAAGTGATGAATCCCCTGTTTCTTGGGCAATCATCCCACAGGCACCTGCTGTACCACTAACATCAGCACTATTCTTAACAATTGCACGTTTTGAAGTAGCACTGTATAAGGCAAAGTCATTAAACGTATCACCACCAGAACCAGCATTTATATACCAACTATTACTATTATCATTGGAACTAAGAGTAGGTTCTGATCTCATTTCTACAGGAAAGTCGATTACTCCTCTTATCTCACTTGATGAAGTATAAGTTGCCATACATACTGGTTTATTTGTAACTTCACCTGTAGATCCTTGTTTTGTAGCTTGCCAAAAATACCTCTGACACCTAGCTAATTCATCACCATACGATCTATGATTAAATGAACTTGCAGTATCTCCTACTTCTAATTGCATACCTGTAAATTCTAATGTTGAATCATTAGTGGTATACCAAGTAGTTGTTTGAGCTGGTGTTCTAGTTGCGTTATCTTCTGCAAACCATGTATGCAAAGTTGCACCGTTTCCACCAGCACTTGTTCCTCGGTAACCATCAAATGTAATTGTTAAACCGTTCCCATTATCATTATCAAATGTAAGGTTTGAATCTCCAGGTATAGTTTTTGTTACTTTTGTCCAAGTATCTGCACTTAAAGATCCAGTATCAAATGAATACATTTGTGCAGAACCATCTCTGGCTCTAAAATATCCATAGAAATTTTGAGCAACACTAGATTTAACCCAAAAAGAAAATGTTACATAACTTGAAGCAGATTTATAATTCCATCCAGAAGTAGCTAAATCTTGTGCCTCAAAACTATAATTAAATTCAACCGTATCTGATGCACCTGCTCCACCTGTTTGATTACCATTAAGTATCTTTGCACACTTCCTAAATCCTAATGTATAAGGTGTTGTACCACTAGCTACATCTACTTGTTGAAGTGTTGCAGCTTCATCATTACCACCAGTCTCAAAATAAAGTCTATCAAGAGTATTAAAACCATTACTACCTGAAGCCGCAGTGCTTCTTTGTGCTACGACACAAGCTCCATTAATAAATAAATTTTTAGTTGCTAATCCACCTTGGTTAAAAGTTGCTGCACTAATATTATCAACTGTTAAATCTTGAGCAGAAGTTCCGCTAAGTAATTGTGCTTTTGTTTGTGACATCTATAAAAAACTCCTATATTTAATTATACAGTGGGTAATTGAAGTCCAGTTGGTAAAAGTTGACGTAATTTTAATTCTTTCTGAAGCTGTTGATTATCAATACTTGAATCATGAATTCTTAATAGTTGTTCTCCTGAACGTCCTCCTAAAGACCCTCCTCTTTTATTAATATCAAAACTAGTTTGAGAAATTAAGGGACCTCCTCTATCTTGTTCATATCCAGTTTCAGTAGAAAAATCAGGTATAGCAGTGCCACTCTGACTATACATATTTTTTCCACGTAAGTATTGTTGGAGAAAACCAACAGGTTCATTAGCCATTACAGTCGGAAAATCATTATCCATTACTAGTTATTTTAACCTCCCTGTATTTCTTTTATACATGACCACCTTTACTTAAAAACGTACCAATTTTACTTCTAATAGATCCTTTAGTTGTTTTATCATTAACTGGTTCATGTGGGTGTATAGGTTCAGTAGGCTCATGAGGATGTCTAGGTTCGGTAGGTTCTACAGATCTACCCCAAGGTCCTTGATAAGGTGCAACAGGATGGTTTGCTAATCGAGGAACTCCTGGATTAAAACGAGATTGAGTTCCCCTATTACCTCTAGGTATTTGAAACCATTGTGCATAAGAATTCATTACGAGTTATAGGAACTTCTTCTACCTTCTATATTTAGGTTTAAAACTATATTGATCTAATCTTGGATCATCTGACCAATCTTCGGGTTTATCTCCCTGGCCTGAACGACGGCCTGGTGCAAGATCTCCTCTACCTTTACTTAGCCAAGCATCTCCAGTTTCGTTATTAACCCATTGGCCTCGCTGTCCTCCACCGCCTCCTCGTCTTCCTCCTCGTCGTCCTCCCCAAGGTCCTCTATCAACATTTACGATTGGTTTATCTTCTCCCATTCCCATGCCAGGTTTAGCACGAGATCTGCCTTTTCCATACATACCTCCAAGTATTCCACCTGTAAGTACGCCCATTGGACTGAACATTCCTGCCATTCTTCGTCCTTGTTTAGCTGCTGCTCCTACTGCTCCTCCTATTAAACCTCCAAATTTCAAAGATTTTCCTTTACGTTTGCCCATGATTAATTTTCCTCCATATCTTGGATAAAGTTGTCGACACGATCTCGAATACCAATGTTTTGATCAAGATCTTTATCGGCCATCTGAGAAATTGTGTTTTCAGGATTGGTGTTATACACCTGTCTTTTTTTAGATTTTCCTTGATAAGGAGCACTTACCATTTCACCTTGATTGGAATAACCCCCAGGTAAACTACGTTGTCTACTGGTAGGTTCATTCATCAAAGCACTATCATCAAATCCAGGCATTAATAACGTACCTCTCCTTGTTGTTGAGTAGGTTGTTGAGTAAAGTAATTAGCTTGTGTAGGGACTTGAGTACCATGTAAAGGAGAAATTCCTAACGCAGCTAATGCAGCTGCTTTTGCTCCTACATCTCCTACTCGATGATCAATAGAACCATCAGCATTGAGTGGAGTTACATTTGAATAATTTGGATTCATTTTATTTTACTTACCCTTACTAATTATAAAGCTATAACTATCTAACTAAGAAATTCACCATGAGTGAAATTACGTCCTTTATTTTTTCTCCATTGTTGATTTTTTAAATGTATCTGCCATCTTTCTTCATCTGACCATGTAGGTTTACCATGTGTTTTAGCTCTAGCAGCTGGACTCCTAGAAGTATCCTGTAGCCATTGCGTTCTAGCGTCGTTTTTATTTAAGAAGTTATCAACTTTATCTGAAGTACTAGTAGGAGTTTCTGTTGCTGGTGTGACTGGTGTTGATGTTGTTACAGGAACAGCTTGGTCTCCTCCTGATGACCAAGGAGCTTCTAGGGGTGTCTTATCTACATATTGACCAGTTCGTTCTTGTTTAGTATCAGGAAAATTGTATGGATCTCCAGCTTCATCTGTTCCTAATGTTCCTACATAAGGATTACTACTTGGAAGAACACGCTTTATACGTTCTTGTAAATTAGTTTGAAAAGTAGGATCAAGTTGATCAGCTTGATCTAAATCCATACCAAGAAGACCTCTTGCTGCTTCTCCAAAACCAAATTCAGGAAAGAAACCTCTTTTACCTGTCTCTACAGCTGTTTGAGAAAGAACATCACTTCTCACCCGACGTTGATGAAGATCTCTTAAAAGAGAGCGAAGTCCATATCGTGCTGACATATTTTATCTTTATTTTCTTCAATTTTAACAGCAGCATCGTTCAGGTTGGGTTGTGCAGGAAACTACAAACCCTTGTACTGCAATCGATTGTGTCTTCATGCAGAACACATTCGTTTGAAAAGAGAAAAGAAAAAAATTCCCTAGGAAATGGCTTGTGGTTTTGAAGGATACAGAGAGGGTCTGTGTAATTCATAACCACAAGTTAGTTCATAGGTAATTAATAGAAGGGTTACGTTCTATCACGAGTTTGGGTTGTGAAGGAGCTAACAGTTAGACTAAATGGACTATGATTGATCTCTATGGATTCTTCTGTTTATGAATGCTACGTAGAAAAGGTCAGGAAAATCTTTCGTGAAGTAGGTCTAAATGGAGAAGATATTTATAGAATTGCTAATTCTTTAAATAAATTACAACAGTATTACGGTTCAGATCAATGCTGGGATATTGCTAGTATGCGTCAATTAGAAAGAGGTTTTACTTTATCAAATCAATATTGTACACGCTACAAAGGAAAGAATGCTAATCCCTTAATTCTTGCTGTTTATAATATCTTTCCAGTTAAAGAAAAAGAAGAAACAATCTTGATTAGAAAAGGAAGCTGTAAAAACTTCCATTGTATAAATCCACGTCATCTTTTTTATGGAGATAAAATTGATTTCACTATTGAAAAATGGCAAAGAAAGGGTATCAATATTGATAAATATATCTTTGGTCAGATTGTTTGGAAATATAAAAGAAATAAAAAGAACATTTGCTATAGAGATATTGCCAAAGAATTTAATTTAAGCTATAACACAGTTCGTAGGATCTGTAATTATGCGGATAATTGATACAGATCTTCCTAAAAAATTAATTGAATCTTTTGGAGATGAAATGCTACAACAAAAACTCTTAAAAGAAGAACAGGATTTGAAATCTCAATTATGTTTATGGCATAAAGGTAAAAGTAAAAAACATTCAGGAAATTTTGGACCTGATTGTGAGTGTTTACATTGCATGGAAGAAATTAAAAAAGGAAAATGTTTGATTGATATCGAACAATTTGATATTGATATGTTTTATTATTTCAGATCTTTTTGGTCCAAGATAGAAATTAAAGGACCAACAGAATGCTGGCCTTGGAAAGGTTCAATTAGACAAAGTAAATATGAAACAGTAGCTTATATGATCAGTCCTTTTCACAAAGCAAAAACACATTCAGCAGCACGTGTAGCTTTCTGGCTATCGCGTGGATATACAGGTAAGTTAAGAATTACTCATCAAGAAGGATGTGATTTCACTTGTTGTAACCCCTTGCATCTAAGAATAATGGGAGTACAGTTAAAAAACCCGAAAAATATTTCGGTCATTAAGCTAGAACTTAAAGGGAAAACTATTTATGACCACGCAAAAAGTTGTCTTTAAAGAAAAATGCGTTTTTCCTACTGCTTGGCATGTTCCTAATCCTGATTATATAGGTTATATAAGTGTAGATGGAGACACACTTTATACAGAAAGATATGAAACACGTAAAGAAGCTGAAGAAGCTTTAGAAGATTTAGCAGAAAGTATTAACTACGCTGATATAAGAACAATGGAAGGAGAAGGTTGCTATCCAGAACGTGCTAGAATCGTGGCAGAAAGATATAAAGAATTAGGTAGAGATGCAGAAGATCACCCAATGCACGGTTTGTTTACAGGAATAGCAGAAGAATATGGCAAGATTTCTAACGACAGTTCCAAATAATCTTGGCTATGTAAATTTAGGCAAAGTACAAGCATATCCTACAGGTGGTACAGGCCCAGTTGCATATGGACCTACAACATACTTTGGATCTGATCCATTACCTCCGCGTTACGGAGATAACCTTAATTCTCCTATTGATCTCGGCGATTTCTCTCCTTTATTTCGGGAAGTAAGTATTTCAGGTACTCATGGAGGACTTAGTAGAAAAACTTCTACTTTTTATAAACTTAGATTACATAAGAAACGCTCCTTACAAGTTGTTCAAAATTATAGTCAAACTGCTTTAACTAAAAAAACAAATAGAAATACTCTTATTGCTTTTTATAAATTAATAGATGGTACGGCTCGTAAAGAACTACCAATTAATGATTTAGGTTATGTAGTAGCAGAAGCCAGTATTGATGTAGGAGAAGAAAGTATTGTAGTTACTGATTACACATCTACAATGTTAGATGTTGGAGTTTATATATTTGTAATTACTAATGATTTTAGATACCTAGATACTGAATTCTCAATCACGATTAAAGGATATGATACAGATTGGCATGCAAGTGCTACAGGTAATGATGAAAAATTAGATATGAGTTCTATTGACGATGCTCAAGATTGGGGTGCTGTGACTAGTCAAGTAGGTGAGACAATTAACTTCGGTAAGGTAATAGGTGATTAGTATTAATCCTGCTAATCTTAAATAATCTGCAAATAATAAATGAAGGTTGTAACTCTTCAACAGATGGAGCGTGATTTAGATCGCATCCTTGATGATGTTATTGACCAGCAAGAACACTATACAGTAAAAATTAGTTGGGTTTCAAATTTTGATTCGAACCATGTATGGGAAGAAAAAGCTGTAGTTGTTATTCCGACAGAAGATTATGAAGTGATGTCAGCTGTTTATGAAGAATGGCTTGAAGAAAATGGTATTAGATATCCTAATGAAGAAGAAGAAGCAAAAATAGGTCTTACTGTATCTTAAGAAGTTTTCTTTTTAATTTTTTGTCCTGCAAGTCTAATACGACGTGGACCAGGTTCCGCATCCCATTCAGGTTGCTCAACTAAACCAGAATGAACTTCACGTGTATCAGGAAGGGACGCTGCATAGTTTGCTTTAAAACGATCCTCTGTTTCTTTATTTATTCTTGCTCTACTTGCTGCACCTAAGCCTTCAATATTTTCAAGATCTAATTTAGCTTGATTTATCTCAGATTGCAATTCTGCAGTATCACGATCACCTTCTGCATAATGCTCATCAGGAACATATGTTTGATAAACAATGGGTGCGCCTTTTTTTTGTATATAAGTAACAGGTGCTGAGGGGGATTTCTTTCCCATATCTATTTCTGATGAATGTTAATCTCTATAGTAATTTTATCAGTTAAATACTCATAGCCTTTATGAAGTCCGTAAATTCCACTAGGAACAATAATGAGAACGAGAAGCAACTCAGCCCAAGTGATAGTTCTACGCATCATAAAAAGTGTGCACCTGACAGTGAAGAGTTTAGCAAACTTCTAAAATCTCTGCCAGAAGAACTTCTATTTGGTGAACTTTCTACACCAGGTCAAAGACAATTTGCACAAGCATTATGGGAAGCCTCTAATTATGGAGGCAAACCAAAGCCAGGAAATTTCAAAGATATGGAACCTAAACGTGACTATCTTGAATGGGTTTTAAGAATGGATCATGAAAAACAATGGTGCGAAGCTTTGAAAAAGCGTTAAAATAATTAGATTAAAGTATTTCTACATGAAACTTGTGGATTGGTTGTTGACAGAGGGTAAAGATACGAATATACAACTAGAACCCATAGCTAAATATAAAAGTTATCGTTTTAAAGAACTTGATATCAATAGTGTAACTATTAAAAATTATAGAAAAAAACTAGTTTCTTCTCTGATCATTCAAGTAGAAATGTTTATTCCACCTTCAGGAAGTTTTGAAACTGTTGATCTAAGACGATATCTTGAATTAATTCAGACTTATGAAACATCTACTAATGATATGGTTTTAGGTCTATCACTAGCAGATCAAATCAGAATTGCTTTTAGTGATATGAAAGCAGCTACAATTTGTGATCGTTTTCCTGACATCGATTTAAATTCAAAACGGCGTTATCGCTGTGTGGCGGAGTACTTATTAAGACAAGAAGAATTAATAAAAGTCAGGGATCAGGATGGTAAGTTAGTTAAAAAGATTGGTAATGCTGGGAAACCAGTTGTTTTATATCGTGGGCTTCCTAAGCTACATGAGACTTTAAAAAACTCTGATCTGTCTCGTTTTATTCGACATGAGCGACCGAAGGAAAAAGATTCTAAACAACCTGTTAAAAGCTAATCCTTCTGAAGCAGAACAGAAGATGCTTGATATTGTTATTGAACGTGTAACAATAGATATGGCAGAATTTTATGAAAAATTTTTCAAAGCAGAAGGACCTGGGGCAATGGTCTATGCGCCTAAATCTGAAGATAATACAATGTTCTATTTAACTGTTGACCATTTAATGAATGCTGTAAGTGACATGGTAAGTAGAGATATGGAAGAACTTGCTGATGTAATGCGTAGAGCAATTGTAAAAGCTGAATCGATTGATCCTAAAAAAGAAGCTTTATTCATTCTTCAGGATCCTAAGTATGTATCTTTAATCCACTATGACAAAGATGAGAAAGTTTCAGTTCGTGCTATATGAAAAAGAGCTATGCTGAATCGCGTAGAAAATTTGAAAATGCAAAAAGAATTTGGAGATTAGAAGAAGATTGGATTACACCTGCTGAATATTTACCTTATATAGCAGCTCTATTTGAATATCATATTGATTTAGATCCTTGTAGTACTGAACATGCTAATAAAGATTTTATTCATGCTAAAAATTTCTATACAAAAGAAGATGATGGTTTAAATATAGATATTGCATGGACAGGAAAAGTATATTGTTTCCCTCCTACTTACGGACGTTGTTCTTTTAGTAAACAAAGAGGAACATGGCGCTGGGGATTACACGGTGGAACAGGATCAATGAGTCCTTCTATTGCATGGTTTAAACGTTTAGAACGTGAATGGAAACTACGCAATGTTTATGAAGCTTTATTATTTTCCTGTAACCATGAAATGATGCGAGCATGCCCAAATATGTGGGATTATCCTATATGTATTCCTACTAAACGAGCTAATTTAATCCAAGGGAAAAAATATTATCGTTTTAAAACTCCCTTTACATGGGGATTTTTTATTTACTTACCCCCACCTCGTACAGACTTTCAATCAGGAGAAAGATTTAGAGAGATCTTTTCTAATATTGGAAAAATAATTAATTAAGTTTGAGTAGCTCTGAATAAATTCTTAAAAGTGATTTCTCCATCTGTTTGATTTAATGCTGGAACAATAAAGCGATCATCTCTTTCTCGTTCATTACCAATTGGATAAGCATCTTTTCTTCGCTTTGATTCTAAATATTGTGCTAAAAATTTTTTACCTGATTCATTATCACTAGCTTGTTCTGTATTTACACGACGATGGTCTACGTCGTAGTCTTGTGATCTATTTTTAGCCATGATAATATTCTACCGATACTAATCGGTAATGGTAAAGAAAACAGCTCCTTCCACCTCACTTGTCGTGCTGAAAAACCATGAGAAGAATGAGACGGCACTTTTAATTGCCAAGATTTGTGATGATATTCGAGATCTTCTATTAGAAAAGAATCTCTCTTACGGGAATTCTGCATTGGAACCTCTTCGAGTATTTAGTAAGGCACCTACCAATGAACAGATCTTAGTTCGTATCGATGATAAATTAAATCGAATCAAACAAGGAAGTGATATCCTAGAAACAGATGAGGATGTAATTCAAGATCTAATTGGTTATTTAATCCTTTTAAAAATTTGGAAAGAGCTTAATGAACGCAGATAAAATTCTAGATAGCGAAGAATGGAAAATTATTAATTGTCTGGATTGGCTTCAGGATACTAGAGACATCGTGGAGATCCCAGACCTCCAGGTACTTGATCCCAGTATCGAAAAAACCTACGAAGAACCTCACCAGACGGATCTAATTCAAGAAGCTTTTTCTCTAAGTAATTAATTGCCTTAATTTGGTTTATATTGCCATTATATGTATCACCTATATTTAGGAGGCAACGATTAAGTTTACATTTATGTGGAACTAATGTAGGAATATCTTTATCAGGAGCAAGGAATAAATTCAGTTCTGATCTACGTTTATCAAAAAAATTCTCTCCTAAATGTCTCCAATTTTTATTAATATAAGGTGACCAAATCTTAATAATTTCTTTTCTTTTAGCTCCTCTATTGATTACTTCAAGTAAATCAGAATTCTTAAATTTTGGAAATCCAATACTAAAAGCATAACTTAAAACTGCAGCTTTCTTTTTTGCATTCAAAGGCCAAAAAATTAAATTTGCAATTTTATATGATAATTTCTTTAGATCTAATTTTAATTGTTCATCAACTTCTTCATAAGTAGCTTTAGTTCGTGCTGAAATTACTTTACTTCTTATTTCAGTACTATCAAAACCAATCTTCCAAATAGATTCTCCATGCGCTTTATAAGAAGCATAAAGGCCAGAACCCATAAGAGTCCTGGCTACTGCATAATATTTAATTAAATCATATGCATAATCATTTGCATATGAAATATCGAGCTTACGGGATGGTGACAGATCCGCTGTAGGCAACTTCTGAATAACCGCTTAGAGTAAGCATAACAATATAATTCTTTGCTGCATCACTTACTGTAACAGCAACAGCTCCTTTACCTTTTCCAGCTTTTCCAATATTTGCAATGGTTTGATAACCTGTAGCACGAGCAGATCCTGTATAAGCATCTTCTTGGAAAATTTCTAGTTCGGACACACCCGAACTTTGATCAATATCAACAATTAAACTACCTGTTCCACCTGGATTTACTTGGAAAGCACGTTTTCCTTTACCTGTTAAAGACTGCCCTTTATAGGTTATTTCACTTCCAGTATTCACTTGTAGAGTGTCTAGGGTTCCTTTAATAGTTCTAGTTGCCATTGGATTAAGAGTTCTGGTTTGCTTTTAAAAATTTAAAACTGATATCGGCATCGATACCATGTTCTTTTAAAATGTTCAAAAAGATCTGACGTTCAGTAGCTTTTTGGTGAAGCATGTCAACAAAAGCTTCTTCTAGCTCTTCTCGATCAAGTTCTTTGATTGCGACTGCCGCTGCATGAATAGCAAATTGCTGATCAACGGGCAGATCTAGCATGGAAGCCAAGTGAGTTTCCGTCGTTATTTACTCATCCTAACAGTAATAACCATAAGGATATTTCAAGTCAAGGATAAAAAAACTGCCAATGTGGACACTAGGTTTGATTTCGTATTTTTTTATACCTCTTTAAAGCTTGTAAATGAAAATCCTTCTCTTCTCTTTCATAGTCATGTGTTAATAGATAAGAGCTACTAAGATACATGGCATAAAAAATCATAAAAGAAGTAAGGATAACTGCGCTCATTCTTGCATTGCCTCTTTACTTCCTATAGTTTAAGAGTAAGATACAGAAAAAAATGATAGATGAACCAATTAAGCAAGATTTCTTAATTGCTGCTATATCAGGAGCAACTAAAACTTATTTGATACGTGAATATAAAGAAGCTTATAAGCTTACTGATAAGGAAATAAATAAATTAATTTCTGATCCAGGCTTGAATCTGAAACCTTTATTTATTAATTATGAAAAATTTTATAATTTAGCTATTCCATCTACTGCAAAAAGAATTAAATTTCCTTTTACTCAAATTTATATTCAAGATAATTTTCTTAGTGAAGAAAATTGTGAGATAGCAATCAAACAAATGTGTGAAGAATTAGTTCCTTCTACTGTTGCAAATGAAGACGATAACATTGTACATAGCGACTATAGAACATCAAGTACATCTGGTTTTGATTACAGATTAAGTGATGTAGGTACAGATTTAAATGAAGTAATCGCAAATTACATGGGATTGGACTGTCTTCTCGCAGAATGGGTACAAGCTCAACGCTACTTACCAGGAGAATTTTATAAAGCTCATCATGATTATTTTCCTCGCTTTACAACTGAATATAAAACATATACAGAATGGATGGGTCAACGTACATGGACATTCACGGTTTATTTAAATGATGTTGAAGAAGGAGGAGAAACTTATTTTAAACATTTAAATTTAAAAATTAAACCTAAAAAGGGTACAGCAGTCTTTTGGAATAATCTTTATAAAAATGGTTGGCCAAATTATAAAACCTTGCATGAAGCTTTACCTCCAATCAGTGGGAATAAATATATAATTACTAAATGGTTTAGATCGTGGCCTTTACTTAAGATGACAGATTAGATTTTAATAACCATTTTTCTTCTTTATTCATTAGAGATAATTATCATTTCTTTCATTAGAAGCTAATTCCATACTAGGTCGATCAGAAAAAGCATCATTAGTTTTTAAACGCCCGTCTCTTAACTGTTGAATAATATCTTCTGCTTTATTACCTAAAAAAGTCTTTGCTTCTTTTGCTTTACCTGCATCATAATTATCACTAGCAAGTTGTCGCTCTTGTGGAGAGCCTTCTACAACATCTCTATACTGAATCCTTTTATCTATTGCCATGATGAAATGCTTTTTTTGTGAATGCTCTAAGTTATCATTCTATTTTATATAGTCTTCTCTTTGTACTTTATCTTCTGCTTCTTCAAGCAATTTTAGAACGTAGTAATGAAAACGTTCAGTTACCCAGCGAAGATCTTCTTCTGGTATATTTCTAAAAATTGCGTCGAGTCTTAATTCACGTGGAGGAGTTTTTAAATACTCTGAAAGTAATTCTAGAGCTTTGTAACGTCCTTTAGTGAATTCAGTTAACATCAGTCTGCCGTGCCATCTGGAATGTATTCTGCTGTATCAGTTACCATGCTGTGTTCAGGAGTGGTTACAGCTGGTTTATCTTCTTCTCTAATGATAGTAAGCATCTCTTTAGCTCCTTGTACTTTTAAATAAGTCTCTTTTAAACGCATTAAACTATCTTCAGCAGTTCTAATCTGCTGAGTTAAATCAGATAACTGAGTATCAACTTGAGAACCGATATTAGCTAGATCAAGACCCATGAAAGAAGAGGACAAACTATGAGAATCTTACATCAGTTATCCTCTTCAAACTAGGCTTTGATCTGCTTTACATTTGATATTTATCTTTCTCTTGAGGATTTTCAGCTTTAATAACTAAAGGAGCTTGCTCAATTCTAATAGTTTGTACAGAAGAATTAGCTGCAGCTTTTTCAATCATTTGTTCCATATCTTTCTTACTTACTTGTCCACTTTCACCATTCATTTTCATAGTTCCATCACCTTTTTTACTTGCTGTCTGAATTCCAAAACTGGCTAAAACTCCAGTGAAGACCGACGCGATGAAAGTTGGATCTATTTTTTGCTGTACGAGTCCAGGTATCGTTACATAGTTTAATGTAAGAATTCCACCACTCCAAACAAGTACTCCAATTCTCACCATGGTAGAGACAATTGCAGCCTGTTCTTCTTGATCAGGTAGGAGTGCTGATTTTACTTTTCCAAAAAGACTTTTCTTCTTTTCAGATTGTTTTGTAGACTCTTTTACAGTCTCTTTTACATTTTCATCCATCGTATAGTGGCAATACTTTCTAAGTTTACAATCATATAAACTTATAATAAAGGTAAGTATTAATTTTTAGTATGTGGAAACTTTTACCACTGTTAATATTATTTGTTGCGCCTAGTGCTCGCGCAGATTTAGTACATCGTTTATCAACAAGCACTCAATTAACCGTTAACGGTGCAGCAACAGCTGCAGAAAGAATAGGAAGTACCTATACAGTTTCAGGTTCAAATATAAAAGTTGGAACAGGAAATAGTGATGTATTTGGAGGCTTAACAGCTGGTAGTGCAACAACAGCAGCAACTATGAAAGCAGGTACTTATGATGTAAATACTGTAGGATCTGCATTTTCATTCTCGGAAGGATTTACTCAAGGAGATGCTGTCCCAGCAATAGGAGCTGGTGTTGATGTTACATCTGGAGTTGTTGCAGATATGCCAGCATTTGGAGCAACAACAACACAATCTGGTGGCGTAGCAGGTACTCTTGCAGGAACAATTTTAAGTTCAGGAGTAATGACAATTACCGCTGGAGGTGCTGGTACGACTGCAACTGGACAATTTGTAAGTGAACTAACTGTGGATTAGAAATGAAACGACTTTTATGGTTGTTACTATTATTTGCTTCACCTGTAAATGCAGTTCCTGTTGTTCCTAATTTTCAAAGTGGTAGTATGACTTCTCATACTGAAACGACTTCAAAAGTAACAGAAACAATTAATTCGATTGATTATCAAACAGGATGGCAATATACAGTGACAGGAACTAATATTAAGCATAGTGGAGATAGTCTAGTACCGTCCGCAACGAATAGTTCTAATTCGGTTAATGGAATATCTTCTACATGGACGAGCTTAAATGCAAACGAAATGCCAAACTTTTCAATAAAGGATGCAACACAGCCTTGGCAATTTTCTGCTACATTAAGTCAACCAGGATTATCGACTCAAACAATAATTCAAAGAGTGACAGAAATAACATCAGTCACAGATACAACAAGTACCTTCAGTCAGTAAAATATTTTTTATTAATATTATTAAATGCGAATGTTTTATTCCCCACGCCAGTACGCGCAGAGAGTGTTGGTGGTGTTAGCGCCACTGCTAATCCTGTGGCTAATAGCTCAGGCTCTGTTACCAACCAAGCCATCCAAGTATTACAAGGACCGTACATTACCGATACCTATGGGGACGGAATCTCGTGCCAGGGTCCTACTTTAAATATTACGCCATTTTTAACTGATACAAAATCTTGGCAGCTTCCTAATGAAGAATTTTATGATACGCCTGTCTACGACATGACAACTGATGATGATGGAAACTTAAATAATCCAGGAGAAATTCTTTATTATGTACCAACTAGAACAGGACAAAAAGATACTTTTACTTTTAACTGGGGAATTTCAGCTACTTTCTCTATGCCTTTAGATGGAAGTTTACAAGATAGATGTAAGCAAAGCGTCGATTCTCATATTGCTATGCGTAATCAATTAGTTGCTAATAAGCGCTTAGATTTTGAAATCGCAAGATTAAAAAATTGCGGTGAACTAATGAAAGCAGGAATTATGTTTCATCCAAAATCTAAATATGCTGCTATTTGTTCAGATGTTGTTCTTGTGAATCCTCCAGGAGTTGTAGGACAACATAAACATTCAATACCTGAAATTAATTCTTCTTCCTCTTCAATTCCTTCAAAGGAAGTAAACCCCTCTTCTCTCGATAAAGATTTGATTTCACCTCAGAAAGAGTCAGTTTCCGAGGTTTCCGACCGAGCTTGGTTTGGATGGCTCCAATGGCCTTTTTCACAGCAGGCTTCACCACCTTTAGAAGAAGATCAGCCAGAGGTTTTGCTAGGAGGGCCGATGTCGTTGCCACCGTCGCAATTGCCGCAGTAGTTGTTACAACTTGAGGTGCAGGTAAATATTGTTGAACTATTCCTATGTCTTCATACAAAGTAATACAAATTGTTTTATCTTCATTTAATTCAAATCCTTTTACTTTCTCTTTTTTATTCTGTGCTATATCACCTATACGGGGTGCATTAGGTCCAGGACAAGGAACCTCTTCTTTAGGAATATCAGGAATATCAGTCTTCGGTGCTTCTACTTCTCCTGCATCTGGTGGAGACTGTATAGGTGGAACATCTGCTTCTTTTGTATAAACTAATTGTTCAGGTACATAATCCATTGACCGATAACTTGGCACATGCCCATCACAAAATACTCTTGAACCTTTAGGATCATTATCAACTAATGTTCTAGAATTTCTATTGCCATCGTGTGCTTCAACACAGCCAGGCATATCAATAATCGGTACTCCTATTTTTACTGTTACAGGTACAGCAACAGGAATATTATGAGGAGGATATATTAAATAATCAGGAACTGAATTTAGATGAACATTCCTGATTTGAATATCAGGAATTTCAGCCATTAGAATTTCGGAATACCCATACCTAAACCTGGACTCATTAAAGCTCCTCCAGTTGCTGTAGGAAGTGAAGGCATTTTTGTATCAACCAAGGAAGGAAGTGATCCAGAAACTGCTTCCATAACTTGTGACTTGATGTTATTAATGAGTTTATCTCGCTGTACGTATATATATAAACCACTCCCAATAACGGCAAGAGATACAACACCAGCCGAAACTGCGATGACATTTATAATTTTTTGCACGACATTTCTCCGATTAGGGAATAACTAAAGTACCTTTTAATTGACGAATCTTTCTTAAATCATCCAAGTCTTTAGTTTTTGTGCCCCCATCATACTCCCATGCATATCCTTCTTCAACGATTAATTCATTAATAGATTTTTGTTGATGACACTCACAATTACAATCAGCATTACATTTTGGATATCCTATATAAAGCCAGCCAAGAAGTCTTCCATATTTACCCATACCTCCTTCTAATTCAGTTTTAATAACTAAATCTTCTTCGCCAGTAATTGCACCTTCTAATTTAGCTTTAATCCATTCTGTAGCATCAATACCTAATTCTTTCTCTTCTAAATTACGAGTACGTTTTTCAGGCGTATCAATTCCTGCTACTCGAATTCTTTCAGATTTACAAATATTAAAACCTAAATCTAAAGTTACATCTATGGTATCGCCATCGACAACACGATCAACAGAGATAACTCTAAAGTTATAACAGTTATTCGTATTAGGCGGTTTCATTAATTTTTATTAGCTAGATGGTGGAGTGGGTTTATTAGCTACTAGGAAAGCAGTAAAGTCTGTTTTAACTTGAGAAGTCCAAGCTGTATTACAGATTGCTTGAACATCACTGTCCTCTCCACTGATATCTGTCTCAACTAATTTATCACTTGCATCAAGTGTTCCTGGTGTTAAAACCTTACGATGAAAAGTACGAGTTAGTTCTTTACCGTCTTCTTTAATGATAGTTGCTTTTCTTACTTGAATGTTCCACTTACTAACGACTTCTATCTTGTCGTTTTCAGTTGTTTTTGTGATTGCCATTTAGGGACGTTCTCCGAACGAAACAGGTTTATGGCGTAGTTTTTAGACGTGCAAACGGTCTGTTTTAGGCTGATGGATATGTCACCATAAATCGCCAAACAAATGTAGTATCAATTTCGTCAGCATTTAAAGCACTACCATTTCCACTACTAAGTTGATGAGATAAGGAGACGCTACCAGAACCACTTGTACAATGTCCTAGCGGTCCATGAGTACCAGATGCAGAGTTATCTGTATAATGTGTGACAACACCACCTTCATGATTTGAGTCTCCACTTGAAACATCTCCTACAGTAAATGGAAAATTATGGAGAGTTAACTGAGATGAGCCGCTTCTAGCAGTTAGCCTTATAGCTCCTAGCAATGTGACTAATTGGCCGACTTTGATATAACTTCCACCACAATCAGCATGATAAGTAAAGGAATTACCAGATCCACCTAATTGAGGTGTCCAAGTTCCAATTTCATAATCCGCAAGAAGTTCCGATGCCACTGTACCGCCAGAGTCAGCAGTGGCGCTAAAGTCAATACCGTGACCAGACGTTCCTATTATTAGGTTTCCATCTACTATATTTACATCTCCAGTTGATTTTATTCTTAGTAGTTCTTTATTAGCTGAGTTCTGATTAGCAAAATAGAAGTCCCCATCATTTCCAGACTGTTGTATTGATCCAAAATACATATCCGCGCCACTACCGGTACGGAAGGCTATTCCAGCAAAAGCGTTTGCAGTTGAACTAGGATTTTCTAGTTTTACTAAATTATTTGATTCAGTAGTAGCATTATCAACAGTATATGCAGTATTAAATGTCTCAGTTACGTGCAATCTAACATCAGGAGTACCCTCACCAATACCGAGGTTGCCAGCATTATCAAGTCGGGAAACAACTGAATCATCATCTCTTATATCAAAGAAATAATTAGCAGGAGTACCTATACAATTTAAAGAAAATCCATTATCGTTTGTAGCTGACTGAATATCTAAAGTTCTATTAGGACTTGTAACTCCGATACCAACTCGTCCGTTTGAAGCAAAAGTGGCACGTTCTGTTCCACCTGTTGTGACACTAACTGTATTAGCAGATGGATGGTATAAACCAGTATCTTCATCATCTTTGAAGGTGACAGAGGGTGTACCCACAGCTCCTACTGGAAAATTAGTTCCTGCATTAACATAATCAGCACCTGCAAGTATTACACCAAAGAAAGATTCACTTGTTGCTGGAGCAGAACTAAAAACAATATTCGTTCCAGTAAATTTAAATCCAGTAGTTCCACCAGAATCAGGCTTCTGTATTACACCACCTACAGAAATTAAAACATTTTGCTCTAATTTTGGAAAAGGAGTAGGAGCAACTCCACCCACTTGTAAGGCAAAAGATGTAGTAGAACCATCAAAACTGCTACTTATATCATCAATATTTTGGTAACTCTCAAAAGCAACCTGTAAGTTATTTCCAATATATGCCATAATTAATTAACAAAAAAGTATCTGCTTTTATTTATTTTACAAGTGACAACTCTAATCATTTCGTATTAGGGCCTTTAGTTGAAGGTGGTGTAGGCCATACAACATCTGAGTGACTACTATACTTTTGAGGAATATCTCTAAGTTTTTCTCTATAAGCAGCCCATTGTGCTTGATCAATAGTTGCTCCTGTTGTCATTGTCCAATCAGATTCTTTTAATAATTGATCTCTTTTATCTCTAATAGATTCCCAAGTCTCTAAATTACTATCTGCAGGATCAGGTGTATTACCTGCATCTATCCAAGCTAGGTACTCTTGATAGGATGTGTTTGCTGGATCGAATGGAATGCTAACCGTTAGATTAGGGTTGTCCTGTTTCAACACAACCCTTACAGCTTCTCCATCGTATGATTTACCTAATTTATATAATGCCATAGTTATAACTCCGCTGAAAAACCTACATGGGATGAAGCGTTATTTGTTCTCACAAAACCCCCATCTCCCAGCGCGCCTGATACTTCATCATCATTGAGTAATTCACCGATAAGGTTTGTTGTAGCAGATCCAAGCTCAAAGTCGTTAAAAGTATCATTAGCATTGTCTCTCAGTATTTTATAAAAGTCTGTACCTGTCGTAACACTTAATGTCGGAGTAGCTCTCATCACTACAGGGAAATAAACTGTAGTGTACATTTCTATTGTTCTTGACATAATTCCTAATCCCAGACTTTGACTATCTCCTTTAGCAACACAATAATAATACCTCTGACACCTGAGTAATTCATCACCATAGGATCTATGTTCAAATTCTGTTTCACTGTTTGCTACTTCTACTTGAACTCCTGTTATTTCAAAAGTTGCGTTATCAGTAGTCCACCATGTTGATGTTTGATCTGGAAAATAATTGCCAGTGACCTTTTCAGCCCACGTATCAAGTGTATTATTATTTGTGTAATCAGTACCGTAAAAAGGAACAAATGAAATCAGTAAACCTTGACCGTTATCATTATTAACAGTGATATTAGCAGCACCTGGGATTGTCTTAATAACTTTTGTCCAAGTATTAGCAGATAAAGCAAAAGAAAAGGAATATCTTTGACCTGTACCATCTATAGTGTCTATGTAACCATAGAAAGTTTGTGCAACGCTTGATTTTACCCAAAAAGAAAGAGTTATATAGTCACTTGTTGAAGTATACTCCCAACCAGAATTGGCTATGTCTTGTGCTTCTAACTTTAATTGAATTTCTACATAATCAGCAGCTCCGGCACCACTAGCTTGATCACCATTAGTAATCTTAAGAGCTTTTCTAAACCCTTTATTCCAAGGATCTGTATCAGCAGTTATATCAACTTGTGCCTGTGTAGGATTTTCATCTGCGCCACCATATTGAATCGCAAATCTATCAACTGTCTGATAACCAGTAGCTGTAGATGTTGTAGCACGTTGAGCTATATTCATAGCTCCATTAACAACTAAATTACGTCTTCCTAAAATTCTTTGAGCTGTGGGACCTAAAGCAGATCCATCAATTTCAGTAAGTGCCATTATTAGTCCCCCTTATGTTTGTTCAAGATAACTAATAGAAGCGTCTAATGAAGTCGCAGTTCCTGCTCGTATTCGTAGAATATCACTCGATTCCATAACTACTTTACTTCCGCTAATAAGTTCAAGAGATGATCCCGCAGGTATAGGAGCTGTCTTAATGATATAAATATCATCACCTGAACTTGTAACTAAATAAACATCTGCATCAACACTAGAACCTGTTTTATTTGAAATTAATATACTTAAAAGAATTAATGTAGCTGACCCTCCAGCGGATAATACATTTGAGTTTGAATGGGTAACTGCATCTGTTACAACACTCGATTTAGTTTCAATTTTGAAAGTATTTGCCATTTAGCTTAATGCGAGTATAAGAGCGAGTTGGTCACCGATGCTGGCGGCACCAGTTACACTTAGATTTCCTGAGATATTTAAATTCCCTGGAATAGTAATAGCGCCTGCTGCATCTATTGTAAGCCTAGCAACTCCTCCAGTAACTAAACCTAATTGGTCAGCACCTGGTCTAATAACTCCAGTATTAGGATCTCCTGCAAATTTTAAAGCACAACTTGTTAATGAACCAATTGCTAGTTCACAATTACTGCCATCATTTCGTAATAAAGGGAAACCTCCGACAACACTCCCGTCATGAATACGAACAGTATTTATAGATGTATCAACAGTAATTTCTCCAACAACTCCTTTAAAGTTGTCATTTTCTCCTGTTGTTCCTCTTCGGAATTGTACTTGGGTGGCCATAAGATTATCCTAATGCAACTGCAATTGCAGTAGCGAAACTTTCAGTTGACATAGTTCCAGAATCATCTGGGAAAGTAATTGTTCGATCTGCTGTTGGATCTACAAAAGCAAATGTAGTTTCGTGAGCATTAGCACTAGCACCTTCAAAAACTAAAGGACTAGCTCCTGCTAAAACACATCCAGTCAGGTCTAATGTTCCAGTAACAGTGGCAGTTGAAGCTACTGTTCCTGTTACTGTAGCTGCATTAATTGTAGGATCTGTAAGTGTTTTATTTGTAAGAGTTTCTGTAGCTGTAATTAAAGAAACTGTACCTGTTGTATCAGGCAATGTGATTGTTCTATCACCTGTTGGATCAGTAACTGTAACTGTTGTTTCATGAAGATTCGCAGTAGCACCTTCAAAAATAATTGATGCGTCACTAAGAGTTAATGAAGAAACAGTAGGTGCAGTTATTGTTTTATTTGTTAAGGTCTGTGAACCAGCCAAGGTAGCAACTGTTGCGTCAATTGCAAAAGTAACTGTATTAGTAGCTGCTGTACTTGTTACACCTGTACCTCCAGCAAGTGTTAGTGTTTCTGAATTTAAATCAATAGAAATAGCAGTAGTTCCATCGCTTACATCAAGATCTTCTGCTGTTATCTGTGCATTAACATATGCTTGCGTTGCGATCGTTCCGTCTGCGTCAGGAATAGTCATAGTACGTGTTGTACTAGTCGTAATTCCTGAGCATTCAAAAGCTAATTGTTTAGTTGCGTCAGAGTTATCTCGAACTCTAAATCCATCATCGTCAGTAACTACAGCAGCGGAAGTTATAGAAGTAACTCCTGCAAGGGATGCTGTTGTTGCTCCAAGACTTACAGCTGTTGATCCTATTGTTACTGAACTGTTAGCAAGATTACTATTGGCAATAGAAGAGCCTGTTGAAAGTACTGTTCCTGTTTCTGCTGGAAGAGTAAGAGTTACATCTGCAGTAGCAGCAGCTCCAAGTAAAGTTACTGTATTTGTTCCATTATCTGTACCTTCTTTAAATAAAATCTTACCTGCAACAGTAGCGGAAGTAGCTTTTAATGTTGGAGCATCTAATATTCCTGAATTAATTGCTGGTGAAGTTAAAGTTTTATTAGTTAGTGTTTCAGATCCAGCTAAAGTTACAAAACTTCCATCTGTTAATGCAGTATTGAATTGTGCAGTAGTTCCTGAAATTGTATTGCTTCCTAGAGCAATTGTCTTATTAGTAAGAGTAACTGAATTAGAAGTAGTTACTGGATAAACAATATCACTTGTAAGAGCAACTGTACCTGTCGCATCAGGCAGTGTAATCGTCTTGTCTGAACCGGATGCATCAGTTGCTGTTAGTGATATTTCATAAGCATCTGCAGTCGATCCTTCAAAAATAATACTTCCACTAGTAATTTCAATAGCATTTGCTGCATCTTCTACACCTGCTATTAAAGTTCCTGATGCTAAAGAAGTTAAGCCTGTAATAGTTCCAGCTGTAGCACCTAAAGCAATCGCTGTACTACCAACTGTTACATCATCATTTGCTAACTGAGCATTAGGAATTGCACTTGTTCCTATTTCTCCAGATGAATAAGTTAGACCTGAACCAGATGCAACACTGATATGTGCTCTAACTTCTGAAGCAGATGGTCCAGTATATGTAATAACTCCTGTACCGCTGTTATAAGCTAAACTGCCGTCACCTCCACTATCTGTTATTGAAACAGCGCCTCTTGCTCTAGCGTTTGTATAGTAAAGATTAGTATTTTCACTAAGATCAGCTGTAGTATTTCCAGCGAAATTTAATTTGTCTGATGAAGTATTTAACTCTTGGAATAATCCAGAGACAATTATTAGTGGATTTCTAGTTGCCATGTTTTAATCCAATCTTCTGGAGTTCGTTATCAATAGGGAACTGCTCATTGTTTCTATCTTACGATGACTAAAGTTTTTAACGTAAAAGAACAGGAGGATCAACCTTAATAATTAATTGAGTTGACCCTGCAGCTTCGCCAATACGCGTTAAATATTGACTAGCAGATGAGGGCGGTGTTTTTGTAATAGAACCTGCTGAAGCAGCAGATAAATAATAATCATCACCTTGATCTAATCCTGATGTTGCAAGTAAACCTCTAACTACAATTTGAACTGTTTCTCCTGTACTTTTTGTTGTTTCAGCAAACCCTGCTACTAATGCTTTATCAAAAGTATCATTAGCTATTGCTTTTCCTACTTTTCCATCACTACTTCTTGCATAAAGTGCCTCACCTTGAGCGACATTTTCAAAAGCTATAGAACGATAACCAACAACAGAGTAAACCTGTTTATCGGCCATTGTTTCTTTTAAATCTATTAATGCGCCAATTAAGCCAACATCATTAGATTCATATGGTTCATGATCAAGAACTCCTGGATTTGGCATCAGACAAGAAGTATAGGTGGTTCAATTTGAATACTAAAATCTGCAGTAGTCGCTGCTTCACCTAAACGAGTAACAGCTTGTCCTGAACCTGAAGGAGCTGTTGTTGTCATTGCTCCTGCTGTAGTTGGAGATAAATAATAAAGATCTCCAGCATCTAATCCTGAAAGAGTTTTAACACCAATAACAACAACTTTGACTGTATTAGAAGAACCAACAGTGCTATCCGCAAATCCAACAACACTTGCAGCCTCTGAACCTCCAGCAGCAGCAGTTGCTTTTCCTACTTGTCCATCTGATGTACGCATATATAATGCATCCCCATTAGTGACTGCTTCAAAGGTCGTCGCATCAAATCCAACACGAACAGGAGAAAATGTAGGAAAGCCTTCTTTTAAATCAACAACTGCATCTACTAATCCACGATAATTATTTGCATATGGTTTACGTGTCATCGTAAACGCATTAGCGGTCATTAAATCTATAAGTGCATTTATTGCACCTTCCACATTTGGCTCGTATGAGGCCATATAATCTTCGATACTTGTTTCTTATTCTAAGTTGTTAAATCCTTTAGAATAAAAGAATGACTCCAGAAGTAATTGCTATTGCTATTACAAGTGCTCTAGCAGCTTTTGCTGGAGTTGTTAGAGCTATAAATGGATTTAATGATAAATTGCAAAAACGCTTTTATAAATTAGAACAAAAAATTAACCGAGTCGAAGATGATATGCTTCGAGATTATGTTATGAAACAAGATCTTATCCGTGAAATGAACAGTGTTAATCAAAAATTAGATAAGATTTGGGAATTTTTGAATGCTTATCTCATTTCACAAAAATCTAAATAGCAACCCAAGTACTTGTACTTGTTCTATAAATATATAAAGCAGGGGTTGTTTCGTTATAGTGGAGTTGTCCATTAACAGGATTAGAAGGATAACCTGAGCTAGTTACAGATGCTATTGCTTTTGGAAGCTGCCAACTAGTTCCATCATGTATTTTTAAAACGTGTGTACTGGCTGTATCTAACCATTGTTCTCCTTTTGAAAAACTAGTAAAGCCTGTTGGAGAATTATTTGGCTGTGTTGAACCGATATGAACAGGACCAGCTTTAATTAATCCTGTACTAGGAGAGGCTGTATTATCTGCAAAATAAAGTCCAGGATCGCTTGCATTCGTATTAACACAAAGCTCTCCAGCTCCTATTCGAGTTGGTACAGGCCTGTCGTTAAGGAGAGAAGATCTTCGACTAAGAATCTGAATGGTCATAGCAAATTTCTAGTTGATATAGATATTGGAATCTACATTCATATCTTGGAAAACAACAGGATTATATGTTGAACAATCCATTTTACTGACCCCACTTCCTGTATCAGGTATTCCATTTAAATAGGTACCTCCTTCTACTTCACCAAATTGAAAATCGTCTGTATAGTTAATTAAAGGCTGAGTAAGCATTCCTATACGTATATCTTCAATTAAATCAAAATCTAAATTTAAAACTTTTTGCATTGTCATTAAAGTTGTTGCTGCTTTATTCATTAATATTCCATCGCGAGTTAATTTTTTATCTTCTCTTTTAACAGCATCAACTAATTTCATGGTGACAAGATTTGGATTAAATTCAGCTATCTCTTCTGGTAAGTTACTTGCTCCCTCTTTAATCTCTCTATTACCTTTCCAAGGCAATCCATAGCCCATCATTGACATTCTTTCGGCTGCTTTTTTAGTTCTATCTTGTTCTTTCTCAAAACGTTTATAAAAAATATTCAAGGCATCTCCGACAGGTTGATCATTAGGTTCTAATAACCAAGTACCTACATATTCATGCATATTTAAATTCTTAATTGTGCAATAACCACTAGAAGTGCCTATATAAGGATAGACAATAACAAAGTTATTAGCATCTATAACTGAAGTTATTGTGTATTCACCATCTATAAGATCACCACTAGTGAAGTCTATTTTTATTCTTGTATTAGCTAATAGATCATGATTTATATATGTAACAGTAACATTTGTTCCTGTTTGTGTGTAAGTAGCTTTTAAACTAAATTTTTCATTACCTTCATCATGTACTATTGAAAACATTGCTGCATAAATATGTTTGCACCAACGTGTTTGATAGTACTGTAAACTCATGAAAGAAGAATCGGACGTATCATCATACGTTGGTATTTGATAGAAATTACTAACAGGTGAATATCCAAAGTCACTAAAAACACCAATATCATCTCTAGTATTTATAATGTCGCCTTCTTTATCTTGTCTTGATCCAGGAACTACAGAACTAATCCCTGTACGAGGAAATCTTTCTTCATCCGTTTTCTTATATAAATTGTAATCTTTACGCCGCATAAAGTCAGGACAATTACATTGATAACGAATTTCAGTTGTTAAAAATCTTTTAGAACTAGTAAGAAATCCTCGATGAGCGGGTACTGATGTTGTAGCTTTATCACTAACTATTTTTGTTCCATAACTATCCTCACGTTGGAATAGTATTTCATTAGTAGTTAAATCTACTCCAGTTACTGTATATCCTACATAATTGTTATAATCATATCCTTTAATTCTTCTATCAACAGTGCCTGCTCCACTTGTTGTTGTACTGGCACTAGAAATTACTGTAAATTGTGTGACACTTGTTACTGTAATTGTATAAATATTAGTTATACCATTCCCACTGGTTATGTTAAGGAAAACTTTATTGCCTGTAGATAGGCCGTGTGCTGAAGCACATGTAACCGTAATCGTAAATGTTGATTGAGAATAAGTACAAGCTATTCCAGGATCACGTTCTATGACACGATCTGCTAAACGTTCTCCTTTAAATAATGTAACTGGTGTTGGTAAAAAACGTACTGTTACTCTTTGTTCTGTCCAACGGGTATCTGCAAATCCTTCAGCTGTATCAGCAAATTGTTGACGTACTTGCACATTTCCACCAGTAGTAACTGAGACAGAACTAGTACATGTAAATGTATTATTAGTGACTGAAGAAATAGTTAATGTTTCATCAACTGCTGTACCAGAGGTGTAATCTAAATAGACACTTTCGCCAACACGTAAACCATGATCAATAAGAGTAACTACAACTGTTGTACCAGTTTTATTATATGTAGCAGCTTTAGGTGCTGTTAAATATCTAACTGAATCAATAGGTAATCCAACATTATAAAAATTAAATCCATTTGTATCTCTGATCCCTACAGTATATTCTCCATATTCAGGCCCACTACTTGGAAAGGTAAAAATTCGAGCAGGAATAAATAGACCAGGAAATAATTCAAATGTAAGATACATTCTGAAATCTCCACGACTATTTCTTTCTTTAGCACTTGAGCCTAAATAACTTTGAGTTATACAATAAAGTTCATACCCACGTCTCCATCTAACCCATGATCCGTCTTGATCATAAAAACGAATAGGACTGTATTCAGGTTGTTCACCTGGTGGAAAAAATTGATAAGGTTTAAGAGCTTCAAAAGCTATCTTTTCTTTGTAATCTGTTAAGCCCCTATCAAAACCACCTGACATTTTTTGAAAAGATGTATCAAAAGATGCACCAAAACTTGCGGTTTTCCTAGGCATTTATTAACGATGTTTCTGAGCTGGATTAGGATATTGAGTCCTAGGTCCCCATCTTGTTCCTTGTTGCCATTTTGTAGCAATATCATTAGCTCTACACCAGTTCATGGCATTCATATTTTTTACTCCAATATCTCCACAAGGATCTTTATAAGAAGAAGTTAAATCTTCATATCCAAATTCTTTTCTAAACTTATCTAACTCTTCCATGTTTAATAATATCCACCTTGGACATTAACATAGAAACCGTTAGTTAAAGCAGTTGTTCCACTTACAGATGCGTATAAAGCTGTACCTGTTGGAAGAATTAAACCACGTGTTTTAGGTGACACTTCATTAAATTGTGTTCCGAAATTATCTCCTGAATGTGGAACTGGAGTATTAATAAAAGGAAGTTTTTCTTTTAAAGTCAAACTATAATTTTGATCATCAACAACTGCTTCTATATTCGCTATAAATAAAGGAAAGAATTGATTAACATTAGTAATGGTTCCCACATTTAATAGATAAAAACAAATGTCAACAGGAGTATAAACACTAACGTTACCTGTATCATTAATTGAATTATTAGCTGTAGCTGTAAAAGTTGTTGGAGTTACTGCAGTAGTTGTAATTGTTTGGTCAACTCCAGTACCTGATGTAAAATCACAATAAACTTTTTGACCTACTTTGAAATTATGGTTAGCAAGAGTAACAGTTAATATATTTCCTGCACCGCCTGAGCCATTATTTTGTGTATATGTTGCAGCACCTGCTCCTTGTGCATCTATAAATATAGCTACATCTTTAGTATAACGAATCCAGATTTCATCAATATATGCACCACTAATAGAACTATCTGATAATGCAGAATCTACATCAAAAACTTTAGTTGTATTACCAACAGCAGTAGGAATTAAACTTGTTGAAAAGAGTTGACCTGACGCAACTGTAACCAATGTACTTTCTGTTGCTGGTCTATCCAGCAGCATTGGTTGCTTATTCGTAGAAGTGGATGCCAATTTTTTGTTACCTTTACTATGATTTATTCTACTCTAATTAGATTTCTTCTTAACTTTTCTAAGCTTTTTCAAACGTTTTTTTTCTGTTTTCCAAAGTTTTAAATAGATTAATTCAGCAGAGGTATATAAATCAGGTTGTTGTAATGCCTTTTTAATTAGTTGTTTCTTTTTTAGCACGTGATTGAGAATTCTTTTCTTCTATTTTCGCTTTAGCTTTAGACAGTGCTTCTGAACGTTTAGATTCATCTGTCTCTGGTTTGTCTCCGTTCTCTTTTGATACTTTTTTCTTAAAATATTCAAGTAACTGAGGTGGCATTTTACCTTTAGCCATTAGAAAATATCCTATTTATATAACTATTTTAACGCATATTTTTATCGAGAAGATGTTGCTAGCATCATTCGCGTACCTATTGCCACATCAGCTGGACCAGGAAGAGCTTGTATAAACTCTGCACCTTCTCTTTCAAAACGATATCTGGCTTGTTCAGGATTTCGATAATTCGGGACATATAAATGTTGTGCTAAACGATCTGTTTCATATAAATATATTGTATTCCATGCTCGTAAAGTATCTTTGTAATCTGTTGTACTAACTGTACGGTCAACATCACCTGCAATATTTTCTCTTCTTCCTGCTGGGGTGTTCCAATTATTAACACTACCTGTCATATCAGTCCGCTTCTCAGCTTCATCACAACGGGTAATTTGTTCAGTTATTTTTGAATACCAGAAAGAATCTTGAATATTATCAAGAGCTTCTTCAAGTCTTGCAAGGTCGCCAGCAGGTATTGAGGTTTGGTTATAACCTAGATGCCAACGAATTTTAGACTTAAGAAAGCTATCAAGTTGCATTATTCAACGCGAATAAGATTCTCTTTAATTAATTCATCCCAATCAACACGCTTAATAGATTTAAGCTGTTCTAATTTGATGAACTTTTCACCAAGCATAGAACTTTGTAAGTCCTTAATATCCCTGGCTGTCTTTAATCCTACACCAGGCAACGCATCAGCTATCTGTCTTGCACTGGCAGTATTGACATTTAATCTAACATCAATTGGAAAAGTTTCTTTTTTTGTTGGTTTTGCTGGATTAACACCTTCTGCTTTTAATTGTTCTGTAAGACGTTCTTCTGTTTTAACTTGGTCACTTGTCGCATCTAAATGAGGAACTAATTCACTTTCTTCAACATAGAGAACTTCATCTTGCGAATCTATACACATTATGATTCCATCCCCATGTTGAGAAATTTTCTCGACAAGAGACCCAGTTGGCTTGTACTGGTAAAGCATTACTATCTAAATTGACTATTAGTACAATACCTTGATTAATCTTTAGAGCAATAAAAAAGACTAGCCATTAAGACTAGTCTTTCTTTTTTTAATCTATAAATCTAGATTACTCGTCGTTTCCACCTACTTGAGAAGCAAAGTCAATGAATTCTTGAATATCATTCCAAGATACATTGGTTGCAGGACGTAGATAGTTGACACGACCAAGAATATATCCAGCGCGTCCAGCGTCTGAATCAGCCTGACTGATGTATACACCATCACCAGATACAGAAGTATCAGTAATAGCGTCTACGTTGAAAACTTTCATCGTAGTATCTGCTGTCACTTTATACATCATTGAATTCGCAGCATCAGCGCGAGCAATGGTAGAAGTTACAGTTGTCCAGAAAGGTACATCACCTGTGGTTGTATCAGCAGCACCTTCTGCAAATGCAGAACTAGCTGCAGTAAGTGAAGAAGAAGCAGCAGCTAAACCATTGAGCTGTGCAGTTGGTACACCATAAGGTACAGCGCTGTTGGCTGGACCTAATAGTAGAAGCTCACCTGTAGTAGCGCCGAGACCAGCGGTTACAGGAGACGCAGGATATGTTGCTAGACCACCAGCAGGAATATCCTGACCGACAGCAATAGAAGCACCATAAATATATGCAGGACGAGCAGCACTTGCTTGAACGACCATGCTTGTACGATCATTCCTTACACGATCACCAGGACGACGATCAGGAGAAGGAATTATTAGATCAAAACTCTTATAAGAACCTTTATCAGCAGAAAGGTTTGAAACCTTTGCATAACCAATTAGTTCAAAAAGTTCTAATCCAGGCCAGCCATATACTCCTTCAGTGTTATAGGAGGATAGACGGTTAATTTGGTTGCCAGGATTAAGAATTGCCCCAGCATCAGCTTTGTAAGTTGCCATTTTAAGTTAATTACCTCCTATCAATATGTTTCAGTGATGGTGAAACCAACAGTGGTAAAGTCTTTGTTCAAGTTTGCGAAGCCAGCATAAAGCTGCCAGATCAAAATAATGAATCGTGAAAAGTCATCATTGTTATTGATTAAAACTTGAGCGTTAGGACCACCAATGCCGACACCAACAGACTGAGGTCCGAAGAAGAGGGCGGGAGGGGTGTCACGTGTCTGTGCACCGTTACCATCACCAATATCGACCGAAATGGTTTTACTAGGCATGTTGGTTGATTCGAAGAACCTTACACCTTCAAAGACGAAACCTGAAGGCATAACGGGTTCACCGCCAACAAACTGAGCTTGTCCATACTGGCCACCACCGTAAACGGCAGAGTTAGGAGACTGCGCACCCATTAGAGGGTTAGGCTGTCCCATACCAGGATAGCGAGCAACTTCACGGAAGCCGGAGTCGGCTCTCATGTCCTTCATGAAAGAAGGATCGGCAATACAACGATAGTAACCGTCGGCAAAGACAGGAACGTTACGCTTGCGAAGCCCTTTGACAACTTCTAGAAGGTCAGTTTTAACATTAAATTTGAAGCGCTCAGAAGCATACTGAGCTGCTGTATATGCAGGTAGCGAAGTACTAGTAGCCTTTGTAGGATTCTCAGGATAGTAGTAACCACCTTGAGTATCAGATGACTTACCACGAGACTCGGCCTTGAAGAGTTCATCAAGGAACACACGGTCACGCCAACGACGGTAATCATCCAAAAGGGTTAAACTACCTATTGACTGGTGGAACATGTTGAGGTTCCCTGTGTCAAGCAGCAAACGCTGCGCTGTCATCAAGGTCTCACGAGCAATCTTGAAAGTACTAGGAAGGTTCGTATTGTTTGGATCTGCAGGTCCGGTGTACTCACGAAGAGAAACCAGAACTTTGTCTTTAACAATAGAACGGCTATTAGCTGTACCTATCGTCTGGTCTTGAGTACGCTCACGACTGGTTTTAGTACCAGGAGCGCCAAAGAATCTGTAGCGATCAAGCTGAACAGTCTGACCAGGTTGTTTTGTAAAGTCATGGACTACGACGGGTTCAACCGCCATCTCCACGATATACGCTGGATGGGGACGGTAAAGTTCCGCACCCAGCAGTTTTGGGAAATCGTTATCAATAAACATTGTCTACTCAGCGTAAAGGTTTAGCTGATAGTTGAAGTTATAGTAACTTCAATAACAGACAAGCTGTTATCACTCCTGGAACAAAAAGCTCCATTAATAAATATTATAACAGTGACTTACTTATGTCGGTTATTAATTAGTTATTACCCAATCCAAGGATCAGGAGCACCTACTTGAACGTTATTCCAACCCAAAGCATTTTGTTGTTGGTTTGTTATACCTGCAGGATCCATTGAAGGATTCCATGTAGCAGCTAATTTTGATTCACCTGAAGGACCAGGAATTAAATTTCCTGTAGACCAAACATTGCTAGGTACAGTTCCTATTCTTGAATTAGGTTGAATAACTTGAGGCTGCATTGTAATAGCTTCTGAAGTTATTTCAGGATTAACTCTTGCTTGTTGTTGTGCAATCTCATTCTGTAAAGCTTGAGCTGCAAATAATTCTTTTACTTTTTGTGCTTTTGCTAAAGCAGCTTCGGGAGTGTTAGCCATAATTAAATATTACCTCCGTAAATTGTAGGATTATATCCTCCAGGCATTGGATTCACTGCTTTCACTAGACTTCTAATCGTATCTTGTCTAGCTTGTCTCCTTCTTAAATATTCTTCTATAGCTTTATCTTGAGGTGTAGTAGCTACTGGTATCACTTGATTAACCATATCACCTAAAATGCCAGATTCTTTATTTCTTCCACGTTCATGTCCTAATCCATACGCAGCTCCTGCTATAGGATTAGCGAATAGACCATAACCAAGAGTACCTCCTAATCCACTTCTAGTAGGATCTGCATATGCTGCTTTTTCACCATGCATAGCAGCTACTGGTATTGATCCTAGACCAACTCCTAACATTGCTGTTGGTACTGGATAAGCCTTTGCAACGGCTCCTAAACCAGCTCCTATTTGCCCTGCCATTCGTAATGTATTTGCAATTGACATAATATCTAATTCTATAAAAAAAGGGCAGTTGATTACTACCCTTTATTTTACATTTACTAAGTTTATCTTTATTCCATTACGAGCATCTTTTGTCTGAAGGTCTCAGGTGACTGAGCATTCAAATAACGCCATGCATTCTGTGGATCACGATCAGCTAAGTTGCCAAAGTTATTCCAGAATTCACCAGAATTCTCAGGAGCTTGAGGCTGTGGAGGAACTGGCATTTGAGGACGTTGGAACTGCTGTTGCTCAGCACGTGGTTGTGGAGCCTGTGCAGGTTGTCCAGTTTGTCCTACAGCTTGATAAGTAGGAGCTTGCTCTTCACGTACAGGATAAGGGCCATTAGGTCCAAAGAATTCACATGTGTAGTCAGCTAAAACATCAGGATTAGTCAGAATTGTTTCATAAGCTTTATGCTCATTAGACAACTCTTTAAGTAAACCGACTGATTCTTGTAGTTGACCGTCTGTATGAATAAGATGATCTTCTATTTGACAAGAATAGTTGTTAAGAACAGCTGCAGCATCAGGACCGAAATGGTCAATGACTTCAAGACTTTCTGGACTTACTCCGTTTGCGAGGAGCTGTTCCTGGCTGATCTCCTGTGAAGGTTGGGAATAGCCGTTGTAGTAATCCTGGTTGTTCCCTATCCCAGGCTGCGAGATCAGCTGACCCTGGTTGTTGTACTGGGTTGCTTGCGGGGAACTGTAATTGGGCTGAACGGTTTCCGAGATCTGACTTGATGGTTGACCCTGGAAGGGGAGCTGGACTGGTGAACTCAGGAGTCCCACTACTTTGTTGAACGCCTCCCTGTAAGGATTGTCCTGTCCCTGCGGTGCTACCGAGGGGGCTGCCTGGGGGTAAGACTGAGTAGGGCTGTATTGTGGTTGAACCGCCCCCATCTGGGCCTGCATTTGAGGTGCTGGCGCTACGCTGGTTGTCTGCGGTGCCACCCATTGTGGGGCTGTCGACACCACCTGTGGAGCCTGTGAGGCTATTGTTGCCACGGGACCCGCCGCGTAATTGCTCGGCTGGGTCGGGGATGTCTGGGGTGCCGATTGGGTCGGCTGAGCGATAACGTCCGGCATAGGTTACTTCCTTTTGTAAACTTTCAAGTGTTCGATATAAAAATGGGGTGAGATCGAGTCTCGGATCTGCAGACATCGGAAGGTCCGGCTGCTGCGGATGTGGTGTCCGCATTTCTTGATTAATTAAATCAATAAATGTGGAATATGCCCTTTGTACTTGACCTACCATTCTAAACGGAAAACCAGATAACATTGCTGCTATCTCATCATCAGTTTTAGAAGGGAATAAGTACTTCAGTGCTTCTATACTATCTACCCCTAATTCTTGTAGGTTTCTTATAAACATAGATTGATTGAGCTTATCTTGTGCTGTGTCTTCATAAACAGGCCCCATCCATCTCCATGCAACTGATCTAACCCCATCTGGTGCAAGCCCTAACACTCCTTCAGGAATCTCTTTTGTCTCTTCAGCTTTAGTAATTGCAGCATCTAATTTATCTTCATATTTTAATTTCTGCTTCTCATACTTATTTAATGCTTCAGGTGAATCATCTTCAGGAGCTTCAGGATATTTAATTCCGCTGGCTTGTGCCATTGTCTTACGGAAGATTTGTTCTTCCTGGAATATCATTAACTCGAAGCATTTACAGATTCCATAGTTATATAATTGCAAGCATTTTTTCTTAGCTGTAGCGCTAACACGTCCGTATGCAGATTTAATTTCAGTTGCTGTTACATTCTGAACAGAAAGATCATCGATACCACCAAGAGCTAATCTTATCTCTGAACGCAACTGTTCTGCATACCGTGCTTGATCGGTACTAACTGCATTAGGAGTAATAAAACCAACACGATCAGTAGGTTCTAAATTTGCAATAACTCTAGGTACACGCATACCTCCACCAGGGCTACCTATATATCCTGCAGGATTTCGAGTTACAGGATCTTGCTTATAAGTTGATTGAAGAATACTGAGATCAGAAGTAAATCCAGATTGGCTAGAAATACTAGGTCTTTGTGGAGGATTATCATTGTTGCTTTCAACAATGTCTTGCTTAGGTCGAGAAGAAAGTAAAGTAGGATTTCCGAAGAAAGATAAATTTGCTCTAATATTTTTAACCATCTCATCATGGGCAACAATCTGATTGGCTATCCAATCAAAATCACCTCGTCCATCTGTTCCAAAAGCATCTGGATTATTAAAGACTTCTACACAAGGAATAAATTGAAGTGTATTAATAGTCTCTGTTTTATTTAATGTACTAAATTCTTGAGGTGTATCGAAACTAAGTTCTTGCTCACTATGCATTTCTTCAATCGTGTCAATTGTGATACGAAGACGCATATAACGTTTATTAGTTCCAATACCTACTTGTGTATTGGTAAAACCTTTTGAAGCCTTAACTTTATATGGATAGATAATAATAACTTCTTCTAAGTTACCTTCAGGAGAATAATAACTGCGGTAAGAATCTTTATCAAACCAATAAATACGATAAGTTTTTTCTGTTGGACGAATATAGAATAAACCTTTTCCCCAAGCGAGGAATTTATCCCAAATAGCATCGAGACGTGCATCTAATTGATTGAATTTAATAACTTGTTGAATAAAATCAAAACGCTGTGTTCCGAAATTATCTTGCTCTGGATAAAACTCAACACCCTGTCTAATCCCAAACATTTTCATTTGGGCTAGATGAGCATTAATCAACATCGTGTCAGCTCCTCCGGTACTGTCACGGTTAATTGCTGCATCCAGCATTGATTTAAAAGCAGAATTAGTTACGCTCATCAGTTACTTCTTTTTTTCTATTATGACTCAACCACATAACCTGCAGCGATTCGTTTGAAATTCAAACATTCATCATCAGCTTCAACTTCAAACCTTTCACCAGGTCGGAGTCCAAGATCATGACATAATTCATCTGGTAGATTGATGATGGCTGAACCATAAGCATCTTGCTCAAGTTCAATACCTTCGTAATAAAAATGAGAGGACATGTTGGGTACTTTTAATAGTCTAATTGCGTCAATACTCTAACTCTAGTTTTCCTCTAGACATTAATCCATTGCAAAGCCATACCAACGCATCTACACAGTCATCATGGGAACTAACTCCAAAATTTACAATTTCATCTGTTAAAGCTTGGAATTTGCGATACTTGTTAAAGCGGATTTTATGACGTTCGAATAATCCCATAATACCTCTAAAACGTGCAACTTTATCTCCACGAAAACCTTTTACTGGATGCCATAAAAGATTGTGCAGGCCTTGTTCTTCAAGACATATACGTTTAAAATCAGCTTCTAAAGAAGCTTGATATGCAACAGCTTCTGACCAAATATCAACAGTACTTCCTGTAGGAAAATAAACATCTTTATTTCTATCATGGTCTTTATGAACAACCCCCCATTCATACATCATTTCCATAATGGCTTCTAATTTTTCGACGTTACCCATAATCCTTAAACGTTTACAATCAATAATATAAATTTTGTCGCCAACACGACCACCCATAACAAAAGCTGTATAATCATTTCTTTCACGTATTCCTGCAGATAAATCAACTCCTACTCCTAAACATTCAAATTCAGTAGGAATTTGTCCTTTGATAATAAGATCTGGTGAAATAGACATCTCACTAGTTCTAACAATTTGATTTTGATATTGAAAACTAAAACTAATGGGTGCTTGTCTTCTTCTATCTTTTAAATAATCTAAAGACCACATTTTTGGCCAATAAGATTTCTCATCTCCATGCTCATCTAGTGTTACTGCAGATTGAACAATCTGGATCCAATCATTATCAGGAATAAAAGTTGTCTGATGAATGTCATCATGACGAAAACGTGTCCCAAGACATATAGCTCTTCCACCTTCAAACATTGTTGGGACAATAACTGAGTTCCAGTTATCCTCCATTGCTACTCGTATATCTCTATTTTTAATATCATCAGCAGATTTAATTGCGTCATCAATAATACAAAGATGAGAACGTTTCGAAGTCACTGCACCTTTTAATCCTGCACAACATAAACTAAATTCTTCTTCACCTGTAGATCTTATTCCTGCGAACTTCCAATCAATACTCCAATATTCATTGGAATTAATTCCTTTAGCAATTTTTACTGTAGGAAAGATTTCTCTATAAATCTTACTATCTTCAATAATTCGTTTTATTGCTGCACTTTTAGGACGAGCTACATCAACAGTATAAGAAATATAGAGGATCTTTAGGGGTTTGCGATGGAGAGCATGTATCCCAATCGCCCATGCAGTAAATAAACCAAGTACGGTTGATTTAGCAGAGCCTCGTGGAGCAAGAATATCAACGTTAGGTCCCGCAATTGAAATTAAACATTCACTATCTTCATGAGTATACAGGTGCTCATGCCATAATTCCATATGTTCTGCAGGAGGTTTATCTCCTACAACATCACAAAAATATGCAAAATTGGTACGTGCTTTATCAATATCAATAGTTGAAGTTTTTTTAACAACTTGTTGTTTTGCAGCTGCACGTGCAGTTCTGCGATAAACCGAATAAATACTGGTTCCTGCCATCCATTAACATTACCTTACTAAACTCTAAGATTCTTCTTGTAAAATTTTTGTCCAAACTCCCATTGTGGCTTCTTGTAAGGGTCCTTCTATTGGATCATCTCTAAAGATCAAAAGAATCTCTCTTAAAGCTCGATCTGCACCTGCAAGAATTAAACCTTGTTTATCAATCAAATGTTTTTCATCATTTAGTTGTTTTATAGCGCCACGTAATTCTTTTTGTAACATAGCAATTCGTGCTGCTCCCATATCTTGTTTAACCATTCCAAGATCAATGCCATCTCTTAATTTAGAAATGTCTTGCTGCATTGCATCTATTTCTACTTCAAGAATAGAATTAAAATTTCGTTTTTTAAATTGATCTATAGACCATTCACTACAAGTAGAAATTGAACCTTTATAGCCTAAAAATCTGGCATAAAGATACATCTGAATAGGAGAATTTGTTTGTTTACAGAAGGTTAAGTATGTTTCTTTGTCTTTAGAAGGGAGGTTACTTAACCACTCATTCATGATCGATAGGCGCTTCGAGACTGATCATAATCTCTATTCTCTTTAAATCGTCTAAAGAGTTCTTGTTGTTGTGATGTTTTTCTTGTTTCTTCAGCACCTCTACTAATTGTTGCACGTTCTTCTTGACCTCTCATTCCAATTTGTCTTTCTTGTCCTGACAATAATTGCCCTTGTGTTAATCGTTCTTCTCCACCTCTAAGACCAATTTGACGTTCTTGCCCTGCTAAGAGTTGAGATTGCGTCAATCTTTGTTCTGTGCCAGTAGCTGCAATTCCTTTACGTTGTTCTGTACCTCTAGCTCCAATTGCTCTTCGTTCTTCTGTACCTCTTAAACCAATCTGACGTTCCTGTCCTGCGAGGAGCTGTGCTTGAGTTAGACGATCTTGTCTTCCTACAGTCCTCATCCCTTTACGTTGTTGTTTTCCTTGTACTCTGTATCCTTTACGTGCTTCTCTACCTTCTGTTCTGGCTAATCGTCTATTCTCTTGTCCTGTAACTTTAATTCCTAAACGATTCTCTGAACCTTGTGCTTGATAACGACGTATATCTTGTGATGCAAAATGTGATTCATTAGCACGATCTAATCTTGCAGATTCCTGCATATTGCGTCGAGTTTGATGACCCGAATATTTCATCAACTTTCGTTGATTCTTATACGAATACGTCTTTACTTTATGTGTTTCAGGTGGTGGCGGGGCTGGTGTATAAACAGTCCTTGGGGAGGGCGCACGTTTCTTTTTCCCCATAATTAATATCTATTTGAAACTATTATTTTAATTTTACTTCAAGTAATTTTTAACCACGTCCGACTCTTCTTTGTGCGCCATGTGACATAGCTTGTCCTGCTGCAGCTGCTGCTTGTGCCATTGCTATTTGTTCATTTGAGAATGCATCAGATGCCAGTTTTCTTTGAGCTTGTGCAACACGTGGAGATGCTTTCTCATAACCAAGACTTGCATCTAAATTCATCTGTGTACGAGCACGTGCAAGTTCTAATGATCGTTGTGCTAATTGATCGATCATTCCTACTTCGTGTTGTCTTTGTAAACCTAATGATTGCTTCAAACGTTCTGTATCTCTAAGATATTTTTCTTTTTCATCTTGTTTTGATATTAATTTTTCTTTAGCAGCTTTTTTATCTGCTGTAAATTCAGGATTAATTTCAGCTTCTACGAATTTTCCACCGAATCCTGTTTTTGGATCGACTTTTGAATAAGCCCAACTACCATCAGGTTGTTGTATGTTTACTCCTCCTTGTTTATCTAAATCTGTTTTTTGTCCCGTGATTGCATCTCCTATTCCTGCAAACCATGCACCTAATCCTGTAGGTGCGTCTTTTGCAACAATAATTCCTTTTCTTCCTTTTTGTCCAGGTGTTAAAACTGTTAAATCTTCTGGATTAAGATATTTTTGTTCACCATATACTCCTACTTCTTGTGGATTAACATTTACTTGAGAAGTAGGACTTACTACAACATTTCTTTGACCTGTGCTTGTATTTGTTCCACTCGCAGGAGTAGCTGGAATAATTTTTACATTAGTAGGCTGAACATTTACAGGTTGTTGATTCGTACCATAAAATTGACCTTGATGTTGATCAAGCATATAACGATTTCTAAATTGATCTGTTTGTTCAGAATGTGGAACTATTCTATGTCTAAGAAAATCTAATCCTGCATCAAGAAGATCACTTGAGTTACTAGAGCCAGAAAAATCGTACATATCTGATTACCTATATTGATATTGTTGAGCAAGAATTTGATTCATCCCTGCTAAGCCTCTTTGACCTAATTCTTGTGCACCTCTTTGACCTTGCTGAATTAATTGAGCACCTGTAGCAATATTTTGTCTTTCTCTAGCTGCTACTAATTGCCTCATTAATTCATCTTTAGAAATTTGAGTACGCCATTTATATTGCTGTGCACCAAATTTATCAAGTGCTTCAAGTTGGTCTTGGATTCTTTGCTGTTCTAAAGTACGGCTACCTTGAATACCTCCCCAAGGCTTTTGCATATCCCAAACGTTAGGACCACTTGCAGTTCCTCCTGGTGTAGCGCCTCCAGCACCTGGACCTCCAACAAGTTCTCCAGCTGCGCCTCCAACTAAAGTAGGAACACCTAAACCTGTTCCCAAAAGTGCTGCTTGGTTTCCTATTCCTGTAGATGTAATTCTATGTGCTAAAGGAACTCCTGATTTTACTAAACTAGGCATAAGTTTTGATCCCAATGCAGCACCTGCCATTCTTAATCCTCTAGGAGTTACTGCGCCTAAAGCAGCACCTGTTACTGCACCTCCTAAACCACCTCTTCTATATCCTTCGATGGCTCCTAATGTTCCACCTATAGCCGGAAGCCAAAATGCCATAATTTAATACCTTACGTCCTTAAGATTTATCATCCTATCTAATATTTTACAGCTACTATTTTTAATCATTAAACTATCCCTCCAACAGTTTCACCAATTTGTGACCCTAGTACACCACCTGCGCCTGGAGCAATAACATTTCCAATAATTCCTCCTGCAAGTTTTCCTACAGCTCCGCCCCAGCCCTTACTACCTTTCATTCCTGCAACGGTGAATGGTGCATACTCACCTGGAGTCATAACAGCACCTACACCAGGTAATGTGGCCCCTGATCCACCAAATCCTTTACCTGTACCAGTTACTCCTCCTCCCATTCCTTCATCTTCTTCTTGGTTAGAACCAAATATTTTACCCGCTGCACTTAATGTTCGTTTTAAAATTTCTCTATTTTTTGCACTAGATAAGAATCCACCTCTTTTCCTGCCGCCAGGCCATGTGTC